TATGTTAATGGTACTAGTAATTTTAACGGAGAAACTACTATTAATAATAATTTATTAGTTAACGGTTTAATATTTAATAAAGGTATATTACCTACAAATTATGAATTTAATAATAAAGGAATTAATTGTTATGTTTCAGCTGATGCTTTATGTTCTGGAATTACTGCTATTACTGATAGTATACAAGTTAATCAAGTAACTGTACAATATTCTAACGATAATGGTAATAGTTGGACTAATTATCCTATGGAAGATTATACTAAATTTAATTCATATGCTAATAATGCAGGTATTTCTCAAATTTACTTAGGTAATAATGTTATAACTGGCAATAATGATGCTGAGAAACTAGCTCAAATAAAAAAGAACCAACTAATGTTTACGTTTAATGTTTCTAATAATTGTTATTCTCAAGTTTATTTTGCTAGTGTTAATATGTCGAATGGTGTTTATACTATTTGTACTGTAGATATATTAAACAATAGTGGTACTGTAGTTGAAACTTATACTAAACGTATGTCTGGATGGAATCAAGTTAATTATATAAATCTATCAGCTAATGGTAATATGGCTCAGAATGTAGGAAATGATGATAAAAGATATATTAGATTTAAGTTTAAACACGACCAAAATACTACTGTATTACGTAATACTAAAATATATAAAATACGAATATTTGCTTTTACTAAGTATTCATTTCCTACTGATAGATTTATGGGTCATACAGGTCATATATATAATTTCGATTATAATATGAATACTTACTTCCCTAATAGTATTCTTGCTAAAGGTGGAGTTACAGCTTATCAATCTTCTGATGTTCGTCTTAAAACTAACATTACTAAACTTAATTGTTTAAATGTTATTAAAAGTATTGGAGGTACTTATGAATTTGATTATCTTCGTGACCATAAACATAGTATTGGTTTTATTGCTCAAAACGTAAATAATCCATTACTTAATGATATAATTGCTAAAGATGATAATGGTTATTTAAAGATTAACTATTGGAATCCTAAACTTATTAGTCTTGCTTTTGGTGCTTTAACTGAAATAGATGATGAGGTTGATAAACTTAAAGCTAGAGTTAGAGAATTAGAAACTGAAGTTGAATATTTAAAAAATAAAGATTATGGCTTACAATAGTGAAACTGGAATTATTAGTGCTCCTGTTAGCATTGATGATGTTAAACAAGCTCTTGGAGAGAGTAGCAATGACCTTGCTACTCTTTGTAAGAGTGAAAATATAAATATATGGAGTAAGTATAAACCTATTAGTTGCAAAGGTGATTTTAAAGAATATCCTATTAGAGAAGACTCTGATGAAACAGTAACATCTTCATATAATAAATATACTTGTGTTGTTCGTTGTGGTATGAATATACCTATGGATACTTATAAGAACTTACGTAATAATTATGGTGGAGAAGGTTTTGCTATTAACGCATGTGAACATCTTCACGTTGATAATGTATATGGAAGAAGTGGAGGTATTCACGATGATACAAGTACAGTTGTATCAGGAAAACATTTTCCAAAAGGTGGTGCTAATTCTCCTTATAGATTAAGTGATTTTAGAAATTATAATGCTAAAGCAAAGTATAATGGTTTCCGAACTTCTATTCCTGAATTTCATACTGTTGAAATTTATTATTCTTCAACTCCTAAATTTAATTGTATTCTATATATGAATACAAGTGTTGATAATAATACAAATCTTACTATGGATGATATAATAACTGATTTATCTTTAGCTTGGTCTTTTTGGATTCAAATTCGTTATGATTCACCATATAATACTACTGATAAGATTTATAAAAATTATTATGTTGGTAATTGTCAAAAACCAACAGATTATATATATGCAAGTAAAGAAATAACTTTTGATATAGGCAATGATAAAATAATTACTATTGTACCTTTTTTAGCATGTACTCGTAGTGCAACTTTATATGATAATACAAAAATAATTTTTATATCTCTTCCGGGTGCTATTAGTTTTAAATATTATCCTAGACAAATTTATATGGAAAGTATTAAAAGTGGTTCTAGTGGTTTTGTTGATTTTTCATCCTTAAGAGAATTAGTTGGTGGTAGTTGTATTTGTAAAGCTAAAATATATAAACTTCCTGATGGTGCATTAACAGTTACTGGTGGTATGTTTAGAAGCGTTTGTAGTTATGGTAATAATAAGACAACATACGGAAGAGGTTATGTATCTAATAGCTCTGGTCAAGATACAGGCTCTGTAACTATTCCTGAAGGTGATAGAAGCGATTATGTTGAAGTATATATAAGATTTGATAATGTTTATGAAGGAGGTTATTATGGAGAAAGATGTCAATTATCTTTTGAAATTAATATAGATGGTGGATGGAAACAAGTTCCTCCAGGAGGTACTTATATTATGCGTTAAAATGTAGATGTTCTTAATATAATAAATGTACTAGAAACAATATTAATTTATTTATCAAATAAGTATAACTATTTAATAATGCAATTATGGAAATTAAAGTAACTAAAATTGTAAGTATGACTTCTAATGTAGAAGCTACTGTAAATGAACTTAGTATTAATGCTAATGTTCGAGTTCGTAACAATGACACTATCGAAGGTGTAGATAGTGGTAATGTAAAAGATAGTAATAGTAATCAACTAGCTAGCTTTAGTTATTACGGAAGTAATAATCTTAATATTAATTATAATAATATTGAGAATGGTAATGTTGCTTCTGTTAGTACTGCTGTTAATGATTTCATTAAAGAACTAGAGAAAAATCCTTCTCTTGTAAGTACTGCTAATACTAGCGAAAACTAAGTGATTACTTTGCAAATATATTAAAATATATTATTATATATATATAACGTAGTTATATAATAATATATTATTAATATATTTGCACTACAAATTAAACATTAAAATAATAGAGTTATTATGATTAAAGTAAAACAAAGTAATGCTGTTAGTGCATACAATGTACTCAAGCAAATTAAGACTAAAGAACTTCCTGCTGAAGTAGCTATTGCTATTTGGAAGAATGTAAAAGTATTAAAGCCTATTGCAACTTCTTATGAAGAAGCTATTAAAGATTCTAAAGAATCTCTTAAAGGCGATAATGATGAAGAAATGTCTAAGCTTCTTGCTGAACTTCAAAAGAAAGAAACTGATGAAGCTGCTGGTAAATATACTTTTACTCGTACTGATAATGAAAATCGTGCTAAAGTAACTGAGTATTATTCTAATGCTCAAAATAAACTTAATGCTTTTATTAAAGACCTTGATAATAAAGAAGTAGAAGTAGAACATACTACTATTAAAGAGGATGATTTAATTAAAGCTCTTATTGGTACTGATTTTAATATTGGTGTTATTGAACTTATTGATTTCTTATTTGAAGATGCTACTAAAGCAGATAATAAAGAAGATAAGTAAAACATTAAACCCGCCCCGTAGAAGATGTAATTGGTAGAACTTCTACTAATCATACCTTTTACGGGGCGGCTTTCATATTAATAATTTAACTACTACTGATATGGCTTCTATTGCTCAGCTTACTAGTGAAATTTTACATGGTGTAGGTCAGCCTAATAATCATACTCTACGTGAAAGAGTTCGTAATGCTATAATTCATACTCGTAATGAACTTATACGTAGAAGTTATGAAAATCATGCTTATGTTGATAAGATTCATACTCAACGTTTTAAAGTTTCACTTATTACAGTTAATGATGGTGATGTAGAACTACCTGAAGATTATGAAGGAGTTCCACTTGATAAAATTAAAAGAACTCTAGATAAAGTTCCAAGACCTATTAGACTTACTAATAATCTTCCTTTTGATAGAGTTAGTTCTGTAGGATATAAAACTAATAGAGAGTTTCCTTATATTAAAGAAACTACTGCTAGATTTAAAGGAAGTGTTCCTGGACTTTGTGGTGCTATTAGTTATGATTATATTAATGAATATCTTTATTTATTTCCAGCTAGTAAAGATAGAATTGTTCCAGTAGATGCTATTGTTATTGAATCTGCTTTTGAACATCCTAATCAAATTCTAGATATTAATGGAGACCTTACTGTTGAGAATCATCTTTATGATGACAACGAGTGGTTACTTAGTGAAGATATGATTGGTCAAATTAAAGAAATAATATATAAAAGGGAACTATTAAATCAACATCAAGAAACAGATGAAGTTCCTAATACTATAAAATATAATTAGTGTATGACTGCTGTAAGACTTAATCCAATAAATATGAGTAAGTATCATCAAGATATGAAAGATGCTTTTACTCTAGAACTTGAAAGAGCTAGACTTTCTTATGATGAACTAGCTGGTAACATAGTCGAAAAACGTTCTAAGATTGTTCCTTATGCTGATAGTTTTGCTCTTCCTGTAATTGACTATCCAGAGTTTCAACAGAACAAGTATATAAATGGTCGTCTTGAAAACGCTGCAAAAGGTATGTATGAAGATAAACGTAACGACCTTGAACATAAACATCTATGTTTTAGACTTGTTGCTTATGCTGTTGATTTACGAAAGATGAGCGAGTTAGAACAAAAGATTAAACTTTATGAGAAATGTATTGCTCTAAGTTATGCTGAGTATAGAAATATAGTTGGTATATTTTATAATAAAGTACATGATGTTCTTATTCTTAAAGCTCATGGTTATCGTCTTGAAGGTAAACTAGGTTATGTTTGCATTAATAGAGTTCTTAATACTGGTTGTAAGATTTGTGACTTTGTTGCAACTAATAAATATAAGAAAGAACTTGAAGCTAAAGGCATTAGAATTTGGAATAGAGAAGAAGCTGAATTTGCTAAAGCTAATGGCTTAGAATATGATGCAGTTGACCCTAGGATTTATAAAGCTGATGAAAGTTGGTATGAACTTGCTCTTTGTAATTGTACTCTTCATAGAGCTTATGGTTATAAACTAAGCATGATTGATTATCGTTCTGTAAAAGTCAGACAATATACTAATGAAGGTTTAATTAAACTTACTGGTGGTGACAAAGAAAAGATATGTCATTTACCTGTATCTTTAAAGATTAAACTAACTCTGTGTTTACAAGTAGATAAATTAATGTATACTAAATTTGTTAGAAATGAAAATCAAACAAAATGTGGATATGAAGCGCATCATTGGTAAAGTTGATAATGACTTTAATCTTAGTGAAAGTGATTGGATTCCTCGTGCTGCTGCTTGGATAATTGATGCACTTAGTCAAATGAAATGTCTTCCTATGACTAAGAAAACTAGAAGACTTCAAATAGTTAATCGTATAGGTATATTTCCTTGTCAGTTAAATGCTACTGACATTAAAGTATTTGATGATTATGGTTGCGAAATAAAACAACTTGAAGCTAATAATAGTTGTTGTAATTCAGGATTTGGTTCTAAAACTAATGTAGAACCTAGTCCTGAAATTGCTGTTATAGATGATACCAACAAAACTGGTCATAATTTTATGAGGGTTGCAACTATTAGAAGATCTGATGATAGTCGTAACTTTGTAATAACTAATAATGGTCATATCGAACTTAACTTTGATACTGATTGGATAAATGTTCAAAGTTTTGAACCTATGACTTATCACGATGATTATTATGATTGCGAAGTTCCAATGGTTTATGATAATGGTATTCTATTAGAAGCTATAAGTTTTTATATTCTATATAAATATCTTAGTCGTGGTAGTCATCATCCAGTTTATGATTTAAAGAGTAGTAGTCCTGTTACTAATCCTTATATTCAATGGAAAGAATTAAAGAGTAAAGCTATTGCTTCTGTTCGTAATGATTTATATAATGCTGATGGTTGGAGAAACTTCTTCTACAACTCAACATTTGACCCAAGAAGATAATAATTATGAATATAGTCAAAGAACTCAATTTGAATAAAACTCCAAACGTTATTCCTAATGGAAGTTTGGTGTTTGCTAAGAACATTAAAGTTAGTCCTGATAATTCGTATATTACAAATGAAGAAGGATTAACTTATGCTTTTAGTACTCCAGTTGAAGGTAAAATAGTAGGTATAATTCCTTGTATGAAAGAAATTGTAATACTTAGTTACCTTGAAGCTGATACCGGTGAACATAGTTCTCACATTTATCGTTGTGTAGAAAATGAAGTTACTGGTCTTTTAGATTTAACAGAAATATATAGTGCTTGGAATTATAGTGGTGGAAAAATTGTAGGTACATATACTTATAATGTAAATAATGAACTTATTGTTGCTATTGGAGAATATGATGCTACTAAAATTATTACTCACAATAGTAAAGACGATGATGATGTTTATGAAGAAGTTGTAAAAAATAATATTCCTCTTAAAACAATTAATCTTTCTCGTTGTACAAAAGAAGATAATCCTGAACTATATTCTATTTGTGCTAATATTCCAGTAGCTAATCTTAGTCTTAAAGATAAAGTTCCTGGAATTAATATGCCAAATGGTATTTATCAATTCTTCATTCGTTATGAGATAGATAGTAATTATTATACTAATTGGTTCCCTATTGGTAGTAGTTATCATGCTATAAATCTAGAAGATAAAGTAATTATAAATCATGTTTATGATATAAAAAGTGATACTAATCTTGCTACAACTCGTTGTGTAGGTTCATACAATAATGATAAGAAAGATTGTAATTATAATCTAAAGTTTAATATTAACTTTGATGATAATTATAATTATAAAGCTTATCAAATAGGATATATACTCAAACATGAAAATACTGCTTTACCTCGTATTTGGAGAAAGTTTAGTTTTGATGTTCGTGAATTTATATTTGATGCTAGTAACTTTGAAGAAACTTCAATAGATGAATTGACTAGTAATAGTTTTAATTTATTTAATGTTGCTTCTCTTTGTAATTATGAGAATCGTCTTTATATTGCAAATTATGATGAAAGTGATTATAATGTAAACCTTAAAAATTATGCTGCAAAGATTAGAGCAAAGATGATTTATGAACCTTGTTCTAAATCAAATACAACTAATACTACAACTAAAGAATATGAAATATATACTTTTAGTTGGTCAACTAATGCTATATTTGCTGCTATTGTAGAAGTATCAAAACCTTCTACTAATACTATTGTAAATGTAGATGGAACTAATATTACATATCATGTTGTTTTAAACGCTAGAGATTACAATGAGCTTAAACGTTATCTTTGCTTTGTAGCTAATGATAATGAAAATGTTAGTGATTTTGATAATCTTGCTCTTGGTGGTTATGAAGGTAAGCATTTATATCCTTGTTCTAATATAGCTTTTGGTATTAACAATGATGGTACTTTTGATATTATAAGTATTCCTGTAAATGGTAAATCTAGTAGGTTATATGGTGGTCTTGGAAAAGGTAGTGGTACAGACCATAAACATGTAGGTTTAAAAATTAATACTGCTACTAGTGGATTAGCAGGTATGATAGGTAAATGGAGACCTGCTGCTAAGTATAGACCAAATAGATTTAGAATGAGTAAAGCTAGTAATACTAGAGTATATACTACTACTGTATTAGTAGATGATGCTGTTAGAACTCTAATGCCTAATAGTGTATATAATTTCTTTATTCATTATGTTCGTAAAGATGGTACTTATACTAATGGTTATCAACTTAGTAATGATATTCTTCCAACTACAATTTTAAATACTGTTACTATGACTGGAAGTTCTACAATAGATGTTCAACTTAGTAAGTTAACATCATTGAAAGAACGAACTAGTAGTAGTACTTCTGGTAACGATAGAGATTTTACTAATTTACTTAGTATTGAAGCTCTTAAAGATAAATATGCTTATGAAGTTGTAAGTACTGCACCTTCTCCTTCTAATGCAACTATTCGTAAAACTACTAGTTTTGGATATTATAAAAACTATAATAATGACCTTTTATTTAAAACTGGTTCAAGTCATAGTTTTGATAGTGCTAATGATAATACTTTATATAGAATTAAAGTAGGTTTTACTAATATTGAAATACCTGATGATTATATTGGTTTCTTCTTTAGTTATGAAAAACCAGAAGTAACTAATAATTATCAAGCTTATTGTGCTAAGAATGGAGTAAATGCAAGTCTTTTTAAGGCTAGTGAAGTAGAAACTGGTAAAGTTAATTATAATGGTTCTATATATGTACCTGAATATAAAATAACAAGTAATGGTTATATACTTCCTAGCACTAATCCAGCTTATATTAATAATTCTAGTATAGTAGCTAGTAATGCTGTAGATAGTGATAGTCTTAGTAATACTATGAATACTGCTGGAATGGACGGAGGTATAGTTCTTAATTTAAAAGATAGTAAAGGTAAAATAACTCCTGATATTGGTGAAGTTGGAAATGTTATAATATTTAATCGTAATATATATTGTAAGAAAGATAAAGAACTTATTAGTTTTGGTCCTGTATGTTATAAACATGCTGATGTCAAAACTTATAGTTATGCTGATAGTAAAGATGCTGATAATTTTCCTAACAATTATGTTCACAATTATGATTTTAATTATCCTGCATTCTATGTAAATGATAAGACTTTAATTTATCAACGTAGAGTATATATATCAGATACTGGTAAAGTATATGATGTACAAGATAATAATTCTATAAATAGAGATTGGACAAGTTCTACTACAGAATATGCTAAGATTGTAAATTATAGTAAGTTTAGTAGAGTTAATACTAATGCTATTTCTATAAAGAAAGAACCTAGTTATTTAGTTGGTGTTTTAGGTGATGATGAAAGTGGTTCTGGTAGTCATCAACGTAGTGTTAACTTTATAGTTCAACCATTAAATGCTACAGACCTTATAGAATTAAAAGATACGTATATAGAAAGTAATTATAAACTTTATACTAATTATAAAGATAATCTTAATTATGATTCTTATAAACGTGCTACTATTCGTCGTAGTGATGTAATTGGTGATGAAAGTCTTGCTAACTCATGGAGACACTTTAGAGCGAACAACTATAAAGTGCTTTCCAAGAATAAAGGCAACATTACAAATATCATTGGCGTAGGCACTGCATTTTTCGTCCACACGGAGCATTCTTTGTTTTACCTTAATAGAGATAACCTCCTCAAGACATCGGGCGACACAGCGCAATTAAAAATGCCAGATTTATTTGAAGTAGAACCTATTGAACTATTTACTAGTAATCATGGTTATGGAGGACTTCAACATCCTCAAGCTTGGACTGTTAATAGTAATGGTTATTGGTTTGTAGATGCAGACAATAAAAGAATATATAACTTTGATAATAATCATCTTACTGATTTAACTAGTGATATTCTTAATTGGATAAATAATGTTCAAATAGCCGATGCTCACATGGTTACAGATTTTGCTAATGCTCGTGTAATTATGTGTCTTGCTTACTATAGTGAAGATGTTGGAGATAGAGAGCATAATCAACCTGGTTATATTACTTTATCTTTTAATATAATTAGTAAGAAGTTTGTTAGTATTCACGATTATAAATTTAATATAGGTGTAAATACTAAAAATCATTGTTATTTTTATTATGCTGTAACAACTAGTTCTTTCCTTTATTGTTTCCATAAAAATACTCCTTTAGGATTCTATGGTAAAACTGGAGATTATGCTGGACTTGATGACCACGCTTATGGTTTCCCAGCTATGAGTACAAATCTTACTATACAAAAAGAAGATGGTACTGAAGAAACTAGAACTGTTCATCCTGCTATATTTGATGTTATCGTAAATGAGAATTACAATATTCCTAAATGTATTAATTCTATTAGTTATATACTTAATAAAGAATATGCTTACTTTAGTAATCAAGTTACTAGAATGGCTGAACCACTTATGGGCAATGGAACTTATGGAGATATAGAACATTATAGTGGTGATAAACTTCGTATTTATACTGATAGTAATGATACAGGTGACTTAGATATTTCAGGACATAAAATGATTAACGATGATACTGTAACTAGAGATAGAACTCCAGATTACAAAGTTCCTTATTATGATAAAGGTATTTGGAACTTTAATTATATAAGGAATTATATTAGTAGTAAACTTACTAAAGAAGAGATATGTAAACGTTATAATTTGGATATTAATAATCTTACTCCTGCACAAGAAACTAAGATTCAAACTATGCTTAATAATCCAAGTGATGAACGTAATCTAGTTTATGGTCGTTATTTCGTTGTTAGATTTATCTTTAGAAATATAGATAATGTTCCTTTTAGATTTGAGGATTTAAATATTAATTATTCAAAGTATTAAATTATGACTGTAAAAATTAAAAGAAGAAGTCTTCGTTGTGGTGGTAGACCTAAAGCTGACTTCGGTAGTCTTTTTACTTCTGTTATAGCTCCTACTCTTAATGTAGCAGGTTCTATAGCAGATGAGTCTATAGACAATAATAAGACTGCTACTAATGGTGTTGTTAATAACAATACTACTATTCCTAGTGATCCAACTAAAACTCCTACTATGAAATTAGGTGGTAGAAAGAAATGTTGGATTGGTGCAGCTATTGGTGCTGCTACTAGTATAGCAGGTTCTTTATTTGGTAATAATGCTCAGAAAAGAGAAATGCGTCGTCAAAAGAGTATTAGAGATTGGCAGGATGCTACTCAAGAAGCTGCTAATATGACTGCTGCTCTTAATAATAGTCGAGATTATCAAGAAGATTATCTTAGACAATTTAGAACTGCTGCTAGACTTGGTAAAACTCTTGGAGCTAAAGGCATTTATATTACTGATGGTGGAGACGCTACCAAGATAGGAAACAACACATACCTTCTACGGGGCGGCTCTCACGAAGATGTGAATGAGACTGGTCAAACTGGTATTGGTATCAACGTTGGCGGTAATGAAGTTGAAGCTGAAGGTGGTGAAGTTGCTCAGAAGAAGAATGGTGCTCTAAGAATCTTTAGTGCTCAACCTATTCTTGGTAATGGTATGAGTCCTGCTCAAGCTATTCTTAGAGGTTATAATAAAGATAAAGTATTTAATGCCCAACAAGCGTTTAAGAGAAGAAATGGTCTTAAAGATGATGGTAGTAGACTTAGAAATGGTGGTTTAACTTCTAAAGATAGAGGTTCTTCTAAACATCCATATCCTTTTGTATCATCTAAAGATTTAGATGATGGTAGTGCTAAATATAGACTTGGTGGTCGTTCTAAAGCTGCTTTTGGTGATTGGGTTAGAACTAATCGTGATGATAATGCTTTAGCTGATTTATTGTATGAATCAGGCTTATTTGACAGAGAGTCTTGGAATACTATGCTTAGAGATATTCATGAGTTTACAGGTATGGGATGTAATCCTTATAATACTGATGATAATGTAGATACTGTTATGGCTCCTGATTTTGGTAGTTCTTCTACTAGAGTATTATCTCAATTATCTAAATCTCCTGAAGCTAGTTATACTTTAAAACAAGTATTAGCTTTGCCTACTAAAGAAATGGTTAGAAGAAGAATTGCTGGAGATATATCAAAACGAATTGGTATAGCTAGAGCAGCTAGACAATCTAGCAATTTTAGAAATTATAATATTGCTAGAATGCAAGCAGCTAACGCTGAAGCTTCTTTTAGTCCTTTTGCTAATCAAGTTAGATATGCTGAAGGAAAACCTGTATTAGTAAATACTAACGGTTATTATACAACTGCTGGAAATACTATAAGTAGAAATGCTAAAAATATGACTAGCGGAGCTAATCCTTTCTTGTATACACCTAGAAATTCTAATGAAGTATTAGAAGGTTTAAGTAGAGTTATTAGTAGCGCTAAGCAAGGAGCTAAAAATGTAGGTCAAAGAGTTGGAAATAAATTTAAAGGTACTCCTGGTCAAAAACTAAGTGATGCTTATTATAATTTAACTTCTATGCAAAGAGCTAAATTAAAAGATTTAACTCTTGCTGCAAGATTAAGCATACCTGCTGGTTATTTTGTTGAATCACAAAATGATAGAAATAAGAATGTAACTCATATTCAAAAAGATGCTCATGGTAAACCTATTTCTCAGTATATAGCTAGACCTCAAGAGCCAGTTAAACAAACTAGAGAAATAAGTGCTAATGTTGTTCATAAAACTCCAGTTAAACAACCAAGTAGACCTCAAGCTAAGAAAGCAACTCCTCAATATAAAGGTAATACAACTAAAGGTAATTATCAATTACATGATGGAGAAACTAAGATTATTAATGGTATTAAGTATACTCGTAGAGGAAATGCTATTATTAATCATAAGACTAATGTAGCTTATATTTATGATAAGAATGGTAATTATACTGGTCAAGCAGATTATTCTAAAGTAGGAAACTTTAATCAAGCATTTGATGCAGCTAGAGCTGCTGGTAGAAGTCAATTTATTTATCGTGCTGGTAAATATAATAACTATTCTACTAATAAAGAAACTGATGCTAAGAAAGAAAGATTAAATAGAATAGTTGATGCTAGAAGAGTTGCTAAATCATTAGGTGGTTATAGTCGCCCCGTAAAAGGTATGAGACCTAAAGCTGCTATTGGTATCTATACTCCTTTTAATAAACGTTATACTTCTATTTATGATGCTCCAGATTATGATTCTGATTATAATGGTGATAATGTTTTAGGTAATGGTGAAGTAACTGTTACAGCTAAGAGAATTAAGCCTACTTTTATGAAACCAAATAATGATGCAATGAATATTATTAATCATCCTGCTAATGAAACTCCTTATATTCCACAAAGACATAATCGTAGTCGTACTATATTTAGTGGTGGTGATTATTTAGGATTAGGTATTGATACTCTTGCTGCATTAAGTACAGGTCTTGTAAATTATAATACTGCTGGTAAATATGTTCTTCCTGATAGAGCACCTATTATTCGAGCTAGTAAATTGCCTACAACTTATAATGTTAATCCTGAAATAGAGGAAGTTAAACGTTATAGAGATAGACTTACTGGACAAACTTTCAATAATACTTCAAGTTCTGTAGCTGCTCTTAATAGAAGTGGTGCTATTAATCTTGATGCTCTTTCTAATCTTAGTAAACTTTGGGCTACTAAAGAGAATGAAGAGAATAAGATGCTTACAGAAGATGCTAAGAATCAACAAACTGTTGCAGCACAAAATGTACAGAATGAACTTGCTCGTCAAAGTGAGATTGCTAGAATTAAGAATGAAGCTACTCAAGCTAAGGGTGATGCTCTTAATGTTGGTCTTAGTGGATTGTCTCAAGCTTGGACTAATTTCTGGACTGCTGGTAGAACTGCTTATGAAGATGACCAATCTAGACGTGCAATGATTGCTTCTAGTAAAGATGCTACTCCTACTAGACTTATGGAAATGGATTTTGATTTATCTCCTGATGTTATAGCTGCTCTTTATAGAACTGCTAACGAAGATAGAACTAAACGATTCTATTTGTCTAGATTGTCTCCTAAACAAAGACAAAAATATGGTATAAATTAATATTATATAAATACTTCTGATAGTACTATTACTATCAGAAGTTTTACTATTTTTGTAATCAGTAATTAAATAATAATATTATGGCTTATAAAAACAATCAAAGTGGTATTACTATTGGAGGTTATGTTCCTCAACGTGTACCAGTTCGTTCAAATCTTGAAGCTCTTAGTCAAGCATTAAATAAAATTGATGAGCGTTCTGATAAAGCAATTCAACAAAAGTCTGCTATTACAAACGCTATTGGTCAATTAAAACTTAATGCTGCTGAGGATAAATGGAAATATGATTATGCTAAACGTATTGAACAAAAGATTAATGATGCTGCTCAATATGGTGATTATAGTAGAGCATTAGATGTTGCTACTGAACTTGCCGGAAGTGCTACTTCTTCTCCTGAAGTTATGGGTCGTATTAGAGCTAATGAACAATATGAAAAAGCAAAACAAGCTGTTGATAATAATAGTAATATTAGTTCACTTACTAAACAAGCTTGGACATTATCTAACAAATATCATTATGAAGATACTTATGATGATAAAGGAAATATAGTTGGAGGTAGTGAATGGAAAGCTAGTTGGACACCAGTAGAAGAAGTAGACAATCTTGCTATGATGAAAAATGCTGTAGCTATGATTGGTATAAGTAGTACAGAAAGTTCTAAAACTACAGGAGATTCTACTAAAACTTCTGAAGGTAAAGGTAGTGGATTTCAAAGAGTTAGAGGTTCTAGTAAAATGGCTCTTACTTATAATCAAGTAAAAACTCAACTTACTGATGTTATTAAAAATGACCCTAAGTGGAAAGCTAGTCTTGAACAAGAATATATGGTTAATGATATTCTTCTTAAAGATATAAATAGACAAATATCTGAAGCTACTAATGCTGATGATTTAGCTAGGCTTGAAACTAAGAAAGCAGAATATATGTCTAATCTTACTAATGATAGAGGTATTATAACTGGAGATTATGTAGATGTTTTATTTAAAAAATATCCTAGTCTTATTAAGAACTTTACGTTTAGTAGAATTGGTAATACTAAGGTTGATACAACTTCTAAAGATGACTATGTTCCTCCTACAGGTAATAGAAGTGGTAATGGTAGTGGTAATCCTTATCTTACTGATTATAATGATGATGATAATGTAAAAGGTAAACCTGGTCAAAATAATTAAATATATAAAATTATGGCTCTTTTTGAATTTGAAACTTATAATAAATTTCTTAATAATAATGATTATAATGGAGCTGCTGATTATGCTTCTAAATCATATTTTAAAGATAAGAAACAACAAGCTAGAATGCTTGATTATATTAAAATTCTTCGTAATAAAGGAAGAATTTATAATGGTATGATGAATAATGCTAATGAAGACCAAAAACAAGCTCTTGCTTTTAAGACTGCTATGGATGCTGGTACTCCATTAGATTTAAAGAATAAATATTATAAGCGTTATGTTGATGCTGTTAATAATTTATTTGGAACTGATGCTACTAGTATTGCTATAGAATTTGATGGTGCTAAAACCAAACGTTATGCTCGTATTCCTGTCGTATCTAATGTTATGGATTTAGTTGGAATTGGTGGTAATATTGATTGGTTAGCTAAAGATGAAGATTATGGTTTTGATGGTTTTCAACAATTCCTTTCTAATATGGGTTATTCAGATGATGCTAAAGGTAAAGCTGCTTTTAACAAATTAGGATTTAAACAAGAAACTATTAATGGTAAGACTAGACTTACTATAAGTAAAGATAATCCTAATTTCTATAAAGCTATGATGGCTCTCCATAATGTAGATACTAATCATGTTCCTGGTAGTGGAAATAAAGCTATTCAAGAAGATGTTAGAGGAGAAAAACGATTTAAGCTTGCAGGTGTTGATAGAAATGGTAAACTTCTTAAACTTCAAAATGGTAATCAAACTTACACAGAATCTGGTTCTGCTGCTTGGGGAGAAAATAATAAAATATCTAAAGCTATTAGTCAAACTTTTGGTGTTACAGACCAAGATTTAACTATAAATGAACGAGGTATTTCTGATGATAATTTTGTAAATCCTGATTTTGCTTATAATAGTACTATATTTGAAAATGAAGATATTGCTAATCAAGAGAATTTACAACGAAATAAAAATAGGATTCGTGACCAATTTGGAGCTTTAGATGATGTAATACAATCAACTAAAAACATAAACAATGAACTTACAGCTAAAGAAAAAGAACGTACAAAAGATTTTGTAATGTCTACTACTGTAAGTGGTAGTTTAGGTGCTGGTATGGCTAAACTTGAATCTGATTTTAGTAGAGGTTTAGTTGATGCTCAATCTTATAATATTTATAAGAAAGAAATTGAAGAGCATTATGAAAATCTTCTTAGTGGTGCAGATTTAACTCAATATAATGTTTATGCTGCAAATGGCGATGATACTACAGTTATGACTCAATACAATACTGAAGATAGAAATAAACTTAATGATATTATCGCTAATGCTATAGGTAGTAATAGACTAAGATTTAGTGCTGCTATTATGGGAAATAAAAGTGGTACTATGATTACTATTTTACCTAAAGAAGATAAAGATGGTAATCCTATTACTAAAAAAGCTAGCATATTTGTAGAAGATTTGTTTAAAGGCTCTGTTGAAGAAAGTCTTAATCGTGATACTAAAATGCGTGCTCTTAAAGAACTTAATGGAATGGAATATTATGGATATAGATATACTATTCCTGCTTTAGGAGATAGTGAAGGTGGAGAATTAGGTATTGATGTTGGAGCTAATGAAGCTTATCTTCTTCATAAAAATGGTACTAAAAGTTTTATTAGTAAAGCTAAAGCTCAAGATATGATTAATCATGCTGAGATACTTAGTGATTTTATTGATTCTGCAAATCAAACATTTTTTGATGAAGATGGTAATTTTGTAAGAAACAAGAACATTGCTGCTGAAGTTAGTAATTGGGCTAATGCTGCTACATTAGAACTTTATAATGCTACAGCTGAAAGAGCAAAACTTCTTAGTAGTCAAGGTTTAGACAATACTCTTGAACTTGAATATTTAAAAAATAAACATACTCTTATTAGAAATTATATTCTTGATGCTATTGGTTATTTTGATACTAATAATTAATATACAACAATATGGATACTACTCAAATTACATCTAAAGGTGGTTATGAAGAACTTAATCCTCTTTGGACTAAGTCTAAGAAAAATAATCAACCTAAAACTATACTTACAACTAATCCTCAAAAAGGAGGATTAGTTGATTCTTTTTATAATGCAAATCCTAGTAATTTTGTTTTTGATAATGCTAATAAATATATTAATTACGGTATTATTCCAAACAAAGTTGCTCCTAATCTTGATAAAGAACTTGCTGAAGCACAATCAAACTTTGATAAAGCATTTAATGCTTTAGGTCAAGCTCTTGTTAGTGAAACAATTCTTGGTACAATTAAAGCTGTGCCTGATTTGTTTGATGCTATTGCAAATGGTTTCTTTACTAGTGATGGTGATTATCAAAATCCTATTAGTAACAAAATTAAAGAATGGCAAGATTACTTTGACCAAGAAGTTGCTCCAATATATAGTGACCCTGAACATAATGATATTTATAGTGGTGGTCTTACAAATTTTGGTTGGTGGGCTAGTAATTTTCCTAGTGTAATGTCTAGTTTAACTTTGCTTCTTCCTGCTACTGGTATTATGAAAGCTGCTGGTGCTATAGGTAAAGCTCTTAAACTTGGTGCACGTAGTCGTAGTGGTCTTAAAAGTTTATTTGGTATTAACAAAACTCTTGATAATATTGAACGTGGAGTAGAAGGTGCTCAACTTAGTGGTTTTCAATCTGCTGCTGCTAAAATTATAAATAGTACTAGAGAAGGTGGAAAACTTAACACTTTTGCTAATATTGGAGGTAACGCTGTACTTCAACGTATGATGGAAAATTATCAAGAAGCACAAGAAGTTTATCAAGATATTTATAAAGATGCTACTGATAAACTTAATCGTATGAACAATCAAGATTATCAAGCTTTTGTAAATAAGAATCAAGAACTTCTTCAAGACGCTGATACTTCTGATAGAAATGCTGTTGCTAGAAAGATTTCTAAAGCTTCTGCCGATGAAGACTTTAAATATAACTTTGGAAACCTTACTTTTGATATTATTCAAATGTATGCACTTAGAGGTTTTTGGAAAGGTATTAAAGATAGAGGTGGAGCTTATAGTCTTAATCAAACTCTTCGTAATAATAAACTTGCTATAGGTAAAACTGAAGAAGAAATTAAAGCTGCTGCTGATAAAGTTTCTGCTTGGACTAAAGCTCGTAATAAAGTTTGGGATAGACTTAAAAACGAAAAACTTATTGTAGCTGGAGCACTTAGTGAAGGTCTTGAAGAAGGTGTAAACTATATTGCTCAAATGGAAGGTACTAATCTCGGTAAAGTACTTCTTGATGAAGCTGATGCTGACAAATCTCCTTGGGATGATAGAATGAAAAAATATCTTCGTAGTGGAGGTCTTGCTGATTCTGCTTTTTGGGGAGTAATGGGTGGTGTTGTATTTCGTCATTTAGGTTCTACTTTTGGTAAAATTCAAGCTACTATAGATGAGAAGAATAAGACTAAAAAAGATGATAAAACTGGTGAAAGTACTCCTAGTTCTTTTGGTCTTAGTGAAACTGGAGAAATTAAAGCTCGTAGAGATAATATGCAATCTTGGTTGAATACCTTTAATACGTTCTTTGATAGAGCTGCTAAGATTAAAGAAGGTGTTAATCCTTTTGCTGGTCTTAATGAGAATTCTGATATTAAAGGTAATACTACTGCTCAAGAGATTGCTAAGTCTAGAGCACAAGATGAACTTATTACTGATTTGACTTTGAATGCAGCTCATCATGGTAATGCTGGTTATCTTCGTGAGTTTATGAAATCTGATGAAGTACGCGATGCTTTAGTAAATAAAGGTATTGCTACTAAAGAAGATGCTACGCAAACTCAACAAGAGATACTTAATAAAATGGATGAAGTTACTCAACAATATAATAATGAACTTACTAGAGTTATAAATATTGCTGACAACTATGCTGCTCATCGTAAAGATGACCAAGTTATTCCTATTGAATATCTTCAAATGATTGCTACAAACAATGTCAAGTATGGTCAAGATATTGCTCGTCAAGAAGATAAACTTAATTTAACTCAATCTAATATTAATGTTGCTCTTCAAGTTAAAGAAATAGCTGATAAACTTGGTGATACTTCTATTGATGATTTACAAAGAGTTGCAGCTCAAACTATTCTTGCTAACAATCTTGCTGAACTTTATGCTCAACGTAGAGAAATTGAAGAATCTGCTAAGACTGATATTAGTCAAGCTGTTGCTCTTGATAATATTAATAAAAATATAGCTGCTGTTCAAGCTCAACTTACTCCTGATTATCTTCGTGAAGCTATTCGTACTGGAATTACAGCTTTTCATGATGAAAATGGTATTCTTAAATTTAAACCTAATGAAGGTGCTAGTAAAGAACTTAAAGATATTATGTCTTTAAACCTTACTGATGCTGAAGGTAATGAAGATGCTAACAAACGTGCTGATTATATTAAAAGACTTGATGAGTATGCTACTAAGCATAATATTATTGGTGAACTTAGTAAATATTCTGATGAACTAAGTATTGCTGAGCAAAATAAAGCTTTTGAAGATAATCGTAGAAAAGCTAATCAAGTTCTTACTGCTGCTGATGAATTTGGTATTCCTGGTGTTGTTGGTAAAAACTTTACTGATTTACTTGTTGATAAAGCTATTGCTGAAGTTAATAGAGATTATCTTAAAAGTAAGCAAGTTAAGAATAGAGAAGATATTGCTAGTGAACTTAGTTTCTTAAATCAAACTCTTGATGATGCTAGAGTTAAAGTTGTAAATCAAAGTTTCAATACTGTTAAGGATATAGCTAAACGTAATAAAGATAACCGTAATGCTATTATTAATGCAATCGGTGCTTATTATAATCAAGATTTTGAGAATTATGATAATTTTGTATCTGTTCTTAATGATAAAGATAAGGCAGATTTAAAAGAATCTTTAGATGCTCTTCATCTTAGTGGTAATCTTAATTACCGTTTTGGTGAGCAAATACAAGAAATGCTTGTTAAAGATGATTTGTTTGAAGATACTAAACCTGCTGCTACTCAAGCTCAAGAAGAAGAAGCTGAACAACTTAATTCTGCAACTCCTACTTCTACTGAAGCACCACCAACAGTAGAACCCCTAAATCCTTCACTCTCAGCCCCTCAAATTGGACAGACGAACAATTTATCAGGTTCATCACTTGAAAGCGTCACAGCGCAAGGAAATACGCAATTATCGAATGTTGACACACAACAACCTTCTGCGAAACCGAGTAAAATCGGAAAACTAAACTTTGCAAATAATAAATTTGTAGCTAGTACTGATAATGAGACTGCTTCTGATGATTATCAACTTGTTCCAACTCAGAATAACGATGAATATGAAGTTCATCCTACAAGTAATGATAATATTGCAAATCTTACAACTAATGAAGATTTGTTTGCTAATGCTAATATTGCTACTCAAGATAACGTAGGTATAACTTCTTATCCTATTGTTAGACTTACTGGTAATGATTTTGAAGTTGTTAGTCAAGGTAAATTAGGAATTGAAGATGTGAAAGAAGAAGAAACTTTACCACAAACATCTTCTACGGGGGGTCTAGAACAAACAAAATCACTAGAATCTCCAGCAGCAGCTGAATCTACTCCTGAAGTAGAAGAAACTACTCCTGAAGTAGAAGAACCTAAAGTTCCTGATTTTATGGGTAATGCTTCTGATACTAAAGTCATTAGAGATGTTATTACTGAATTAAAAACTACTCCTGATTTAGATTTAGATGCTAAAGCTAAAAGTATTCTTGATGATTATGTAGCTAAAGGATATAGTGAAACTGAAACTAAAAAACAAATAGATAGTGCTTTCAGACGTATTCGTAAGAGACAAGAAAAACTTATGAATAAAGAAAGTACTGTTGCTTCTGTTTATTTTAGTAGTTTTGACCAAGAAGAACGTAATGCCAAATCTAAAAATGGTAAAGCTGTAGTATTTGATGATTCTTATAAAAAAGCTGTTAGTGACCTTCTTGATGTATATGCTAAAGATGCTGAACTTCCACAAATCAATGGTAAGTATTATGGTAATCTTATGAACCTTATGGATTATATTAAGTCTGCTTATGATGATTATTCTATGGCTGACTTTATGTTTAATAGTTTGTCTGCTTATCTTAATACTCCTGAAGGTCAAGCTAAGTTTAATATTACTGATGCCAATGATGTTAGTAATCCTGTTGCTTTCTTAAATAACTTCCATAAATCTCAAGCTGAAAGAGATGCTGCTCTTCCTAATGGAACTGTTCATCAAGTTAATATTAATCTTTCGGATTTTGGAACTTATGAAGATATGAAAGAAAGTTATGCTGAACAAGTTAAACTTAAAAATGGCGATAAACTTACTATCGAAAGAGTTACTACAAGTAAAGGTACTAGTCGTTTAGGTATCAAATCTAATGGTAAACTTGTTGGTAGTATATCAATTCCTTCTACCGGAGAAAGAGGAGAATATGTTCAAAAGAATGATGGACTTATTTATCATATAGATAAAGCTGATGGTTCTAAAGATGGAGCACTTAAACAAGTTCTTAAAGATATAGCTAGAAGTAAAACTCCTGAGCACGAAAAACTTAATGAAATTATACATAAAGCTGCTTTTGATAAGTTTAACGCTGAACAGCTAGTTAATGAATTTAAGAGTAATCCTATTGTTCAAGATATGGTTAAGAATAATATGATTAATTCTGATGAAACTGGTCCTGAATATGAAGTTGCTCTTAATGGTCTTGCTAAACTTTGGAGGTATAATTATAAAGTTCTTACTGAAGGAAGAGTTAATAAGTTTACTGGTGCAGTAATTGCTAATTCTATTGATAAATGGTTTGATAATCTTCGTGAAAGTTATAATGAAACTAGTAAATTAGACAATAATCCAAATATTGATATTGTAGCTAGTGATGTATTTGAAGGTGAGCTTATTCGTAGTAATGATGGTACTTTTAAAAGTGATGCTGAAACTTCTCTACCTATTCAATTAGCTATTGCTAAAAATACTAAGTTTGAAATTGCTGCCAAATCTACTACTGGTGAATTTATTAATGGTATTGGAAGTAATAAGTTTCTTGTTAATGTTGGTCGAACTTATATAACTGTTCCTCGTAATAACGGTACTGTAGATATTGTAAATGCTTATCCTGTGAGTTGGATAGGTGCTACATACTATACAAAAGATGACAAACAACAACAAGTTGAGACAGGTAAAGATTTTAAGCAACTTCAAAATGCTATAGTTACTCAAATCAAAGATAGACTTGCTTCTATTAATGATGGTGATTTTGCTGAAAATAGAGATAACTTTATTGATTTTATTGATAATCTTCTTAATATCAATAAAAATCCTATTTTCCTTAGTAAAGAACTATCTGTATTTAGAACTGCAAATATTCTTGGAATTAACTTTGGTAATAAGAATAATCAACTTCTTTTCTATAGAGATAAGAATGGTGATGGTGTAGGTCAAATAATCAATAAAGTTGATGGTAAACCTAATTATATTTCTTACAATAGTGATTTATCTGCTATAACTGATAGACTTATTGAAGGAATAAAAAGTCTCAATTTCAATATTAATTTTGCTGTTTTAAAGTCTGATAATAATCATAAGATTCCTCTTCAAGGAATTACTAGTAGAACTACTGATGGTAAATTTCAAATTACTATTCCTGAATATAAAGGAAAAAATGGTATAAATCTTACTTATGATAGTTTTAAAGATTTTATTCAACAAAACAATCTTCTTAGAGTTAATATGGCTCAAGAAAACGGTAGTAATATTAGAAGAACTGCTATTAATAAACAAGGTGCTAATGCTAGATTTAGTTTTCAAGTAACAAATAAACAAGAAAGTCGCCCCGTAGAAGATGTTGGCAATAGTTATGTTTCTAAAGCTGATGAAATTAAATCTATTGTAACATCTGATTCTACAGATAAAGGTTTTGAAGTTGCTAGTGCTCTTTTATTAGATGATACATCTAAAGATAAACTAAATAGTATTAAAAGTGATAGTTCTTTACGTAAACTTTTAGCTAAAGATATTATCTTTGACGAAGAATTTATGAGTAAAGAACATGCACAAGCTAATGCTGTTTGGAGCAAAACTAAAGGTGGTAAAGTTGTTATTGGTCAGAAATTCTTAGATATGATTAATAGTAAAAAACCTGGTGAAAAAGGTAGAGCTATTAGAACTTTGATGCACGAAAATCTTCATGGTTATATTGAAGATATGGCTAATGATAAACGTCATCCTAATGCTGTTGCTAATCTTAGAAATAGAATGCAAGATATTTATGATGATTTTGCTACTGCTATTAATCAAGATATTAATGATTTAAAAGCAGGAAATATTGATGATATTAAACAACGTAGACATATTCAAGATAAAGCTACTCTTGAAAAGATTAGTGAGTGGCTTAACAATGTTAATACTTTTACTGCTGAAAGTTATGCTACTCGTGAGAATCCTCAAGATGCTTTAGAAGAGTTTATTGTTGAATCTCTTACCAATGTTGATTTAATGAATTATCTTAATCAAGTTGACGCTGATGGTGGAGTAGTTAAAGGTAATACTATTTGGCAAAAAATACTCAAGTTTATTGGTGATTTATTTGATATTAATATTCGTCCTAATAGTCTTCGTGCTAAACAAATAGAAGCTCTTGGTGAAATATTTAAGAATAATCAAGAAGCTGAAGTTAAAGTTGAAAAAGAAGAAGAAGAAGAAGTTACTCAATCAACAATGCCTTCTACGGGGCGTATAGAAGAAGTTGAAACAGAAACAGTTGCTGATAATACTAATAGTGTTATAGATAGTGATGATGTTGGAACTGCTAATGAAACATTTGATATTAATGATGAAAATGTTGAGGCTGATGATGAATATGATGCTGATGATGAAAGTACTAGTGAAGAAGTAGCTTTCAATTCATTCAATTCAGCAATCGAATCTCTTCCAATGTCGGAACGTGCCAAATTTGCCTCTCTCGTCAGCTCTGCTGCGATTTCGATGTCTTGCAAATAGATTATTCATAGAATATATTTCAAGGTTCTAGAGGAGAATTTAAAATCCTCTAGAACTTTACTTTTTAAATAACTAATTTAATTAATAAAATTATGGGTTGTAATTTTAAAACAACAAGTGCTGGCACAAGCATTAAACGTAAGGTTGGAGCAAATAATGCTCGTTTCGTAGCGTTAGTTAGTCTTATTAGTAATCCTGAAACTGGAGGTTTTACTGATGAGTTTGTTAAGTATTATCAGAAAGTAAATCATACTGATAATATTCCTAGTGTTGATAATTCTGAAAGAGGTGTTATCGCTAAAACTGCTATCCGTTATTATAATAGTATTCACTTTGATGTTAATGCTCAAAGTACAGGTACTTATTATGATAATGATGTAGATGCTTTCGGTTATAGCGATAGTCATGCAAAGGTATATGCTATTACTAGAGCAATTCCTAATATTATGCGTAGTATGTACGTTAGTGATATTAGAAGTGGAGAAATTGTTGACAAGGATTCAATTCTTGGCGATTTAATTAAACGTACAAAAGTTAGAATAACTAAGGATGTTGCTGCTAATTATCTTAAAGTTATTGGTAAACCTGCAACTAATGCTGAAGTTAATAAGATAGCTGATGCTCTTCTTAATAATAATGAAACTTATTATAAGAAAGATGAACTTATACTTGCTATAACTAAAGCTTTTGATAAGAATGGTGATGTTCAAATTCAAAATACTTTTGCTATTTATAAAGATATATTTAAAGATACTACTGGTAAAGATTTCTTTAATAGAGTTATTATTGCTGACCCTATTATTGGTAATCTAAAATATAGTGATGAAACTGAATCTAGTCTTGCTGAAGCTTATGCTGAAGATTTTGATTCGGTAGATGATTCTTCTTATAACAATAACGAAGATGAAGATGTACTTACTGTAGGTGATAGACAAGATAATACTTGGAATGACCATAGTGGTCTTGGTTCTAGTTATATGAAAGGTTTTGACCTTGATATTCGTCTTAGTCTTTCTATGATACCTAAACTTACTAGTAATACTGTTGGTACTAAGACTTTAAAGTCTGGTAAAGTAAAGGATATTTATGATTATGATAAAAACAATCCTACTGGTAATGTAGATTATATTGACGTAAAAGATATTATTAGTACTCTTAGTGCTAAGAAAGATGTTTCTAATCTTAATACTTTTATTGATAGTGTAAAAGAAGCTAGTAATATTCCTGGTATGGAAGGTCTTATTAAACTTTATAAAGACCTTACTTCTGATTTAGATTATGCTGCTCGTCTTTATACTCAATTCAAAACTGTAATTAACAAATACGAAACTCGTATTGCTGATGAGAATACAGCTATGAATAAGAGTAATAAGAATAGTAATGCTCAGCAAGTTCATGCTCTTAGTTTCCTTAATGATGCTAAGTTTACTTATATAAATACTGATTCTGATGTTACCAATAAACTTGCTAATGAAGTAGATGAAACTATTGTAGAATATACTCAAGCTCTTGCTGCTGGTGATGAGTTTGCTTTAGACCAAGCTAAACTTTATAATACTATTGTTGATAGAATTGCTTCTCGTATTAAAGATTATTATCCTAGTGCAGATAAATCTTCTATTGATAATTATGTTCGTCTTGCTAATAATGGTGAAGTTGCTACCAATATGCGTTATCTTACTGATAGTCTCAGAAAGATAGCTAAAGCTTCTGATGCTACTACTTCTCAGTATACTGAAAATCGTGATGCTATTAGCGGTATTAACAAAGAAATTAGGAAACTTCAAACTAAAATTGACGCTCTCAATGAAGCTGGAGAACATAAAGGTATAGATAAAATTAATGAAGAAATAGATAAACTTGTTAGTCAAAGAGATAATATTCGATTTAGTGATTATCGTTCTCAAGATAGTATTACTCAGAGTATTGCTTTAGCTGATAAACTTTATCCTTATTCTTCTGTTAAAGTTGAACTTAATTCTCGTAATGGTTTAGGTAATCTTCAATCTGATATTATTAATAGTTCTATGATTACTTATCTTCTTAAAGTACTCAATAGTCCTAAGACTACTACTGATGAATTAGGTAATACTGCTCCTGAGTCTCTTGTTAACTTTGCCAAGTTTAAGTTTAAGAATAATCAATATAATCTTAGCAATATTCTTATTGAGACTAGAGAGAATGGTAAGATTGTAAATTATGGTCTCTTTTATTATGATGTTGACAAACAGAAATATGGTGTTACTAATTATGCTTCTGGTTTACTTAACGTTGCATTATTTAATGGAGCTGTAAAAACTGATGAAGGTACAGGTATTACTTATGCTCAAATGAGTAAAGGTGATTATGTTTATACTGCTTTTGCTAATTATTTCAATAGCGATAAAAATATTGATGCTGATAGAGTAACTAATAGCATTCCTCTCGCTAATTACTTTATGAGAACTCCTTCTGATGCTCCTAAAACATTTATAGTTCGTGCTCCACGTTATCATATAACTAAGAGTAATCCAATTAGAACTGTAACAAATGCTGCTGATGTAGATAATTATATTAAGAATTATGTTGCAGAGCATATTGCTAATATGTCTGAAAGTGCATTTAATCAAGCTAATCCTAGAGCTAAATTTATTCAACTTGAAGATAATCGTAGTGACCGTGCTCAAATTACTAGAGATTTAACTGATAATAATATTACTCGTTCTGTATATGAGAATGAGATTATTCGTAATTATGGTAAAACTGCAACTATTGGTTATCAATTTACTGATGAAGAAGGTAATGTAAATAAATATATTATTACCGGTTCTATTCGCCCCGTAAAAGGTATGAATAAATTTGTTATTGAGAATGGTAAAGCTACTATTCTTGATAATAATGAAATGAGAGATAATCTTCGTCCTATGATATATGATAAATATCGTAAACAAGCTTATCGTAACGGTAGAATTGGTGATGTTCAAGTTAATTATCAAGTTAATAAAGAACATCCTATTTATAAACAATTTAGAAAGATATTCAATCAAGAGTTGACTAATATGGCTGAAGCTATTAATATGATATTCTTGACTGGTGATGATGGTGTTATTCAGCGTGAAGCTGATGGTAAACCTAAGTTTAATCCTAATAATGCTTTTGGATTAGATAAAGAATCTGCTCGTAGACTTTATGCTAATTATCAAACTAAGAAAGATAAATATCTTGATTCTAATTATGGTTTAGTTGGAAATATGTTCCATAGCGATAAGTTTACTATCACTGATTATAAAACTGGTAAAGTTCGTAATTATGGTCAAGAACTTCTTGATGATTATTTTGATAGTTTGTATAATGGTAGTAAAGGTGGCTTTATTCATTTTGGTTATGAGAATGGTAAGATTAAACTTAATCATACTAAAGAACAAGCTGAAGCTATTGATAACAAAATAGCAGAATTTATTAGTAATTATATTGATAGTTCTGCTACACGTATGGATGAATTTAAAAATCTTGATGTAGCTGGACTTATTAATGATGATAATGTTGCTGACTTTGCTCTTAATTATCGTCTTGCTTATAATTATTTTGATGATTTATTTGAAGGTGATGATAAGTTTTATAAGTCTTCTCAAGACTTCTTGAAACGTGCTAAGGAAGGTCAAGCTAGTGGTACTCCTTATAGTACTTTTAATATTTATCAAGATGAGAATATGATGTTGACAGACTTAAAGAAGATGAGTTATCTTAATAGTCAAGCTATTCAAGATAAACTTAATAGTCTTGGTCTTCGTGTTACTCAACGTCCTGGTTTTGTTGGTATTACTATTAAGAATACTGTAAGAACTTCTCATGAAGCTTCTCAAAACGGTCCTGTTGTTCATGAACTTGCTCGTGTTTATATGAAACATGACCCTGAACTTACAGAAACTGAAGCTATTGCTAAAGCAAATAAGCATATGGAAGGTTATCAAAATACTACTGTAAACGATGCTCAATCTTATATTACTTTTGAAGAATGGATTCGTCGTGTTGCAGGTAGAGGACAACTTAATAAATATATGCCTCTTATTGAGCGTATTATGGATAGAAGTAAACCTCTTAGAGTAGATGATATTAAGACTTTTGTTCAAGTACAAAAGAACTTCTATTACGATATGACTTATAACGATAAGATTAATACTTATGCTCCTCGTCAAATTAAGAATGCTGAACTTGTTCTTGTACCTAGATTTATTGAAGGTACTGACCTTGAGAAAGTATACAATCTTATGAAAGACCATGGTATTGACCAACTTAACACTGAAGAAACTTCTAAAGCCGGTAAAGCTGGTGTTCTTACTTTGTTTGATGAAGAAACTGGTGAAGTTACTGATGCTCACATTCAAGATTTTAATAATCATGTAGAAGATTATAAAGAGACTTATTCTTATAATTTCCTTTATACTCAGCAAGAAACTCCTCAACACATGAATGCAGAAAATAAAGCTGCTATTCAGATTATGAAGAAGATTGTTGATAATATTCCTGATACTGGAACTATTGGAGAAGTTAAGAAAGAGTTCTTTAAACTTTATGTTGCTAACATTAAAGATAGTTTCAATAGTCTTGTTAAAGAACTTAATATTCCTACAAATGAAGACGGTTCTATTAAACTCGATGTTAATGGAAACATTGAAGGACTTGATATGAAACTGTTCTTCAATAAGCTTCGTAAAGAATGTCTTCGTCAAGGTCTTGATAGTAATATTCTAGAGTTCTTTACTCTTAATGAAGATAGTCCTTATACTGAACTTGGAAGAGCTAATACTGTTATGCCTACATATATGACTAATATGATGAGTAAAGCTCAGAATGTTTGTCAGTCTATGTTTAATAATGCTATTACTCGTCAGAAGTTGCCTGGTTTTCATGCTGCTCAGGTAACTAATGTAGGTTATTCAAAACGTCTTCGTTATCATCCTGATGGTGGACGTTATATTGAAGTTCTTCTTCCTAAGAGCAATTTTGGTTTTGCTAAAAATGAAGATGGTACTTATAAAGCCAGTGATGAAGAACTTCTTGAACAACTTCAAAGAGCTAAACTTGATACCATTATTGGTTATCGTATTCCTACTGAAGGTAAGCAATCTGTTTGTGCTATGAAGGTAGTTGGATTTACAGATGATGCTCAAGGTTCAACTATTGTTGTTCCTGATGATTGGGTTGCTCAAACTGGTTCTGACTTTGATATTGATTCTGTATATGGTATTCAATATAATACATATATAGATAAAGACGGAGATATTCAAAAAGTTGCTTATAAAGAATCATTTGGTAAATTATACGATGATTATGTAAAAGAACAACTTAATGATGAAGCTAAATCTAAACTAGAAGAAGCTGTTAAAAACGGAGTTAACGAATCTACTGCTTTAGCTAATGCTGCACAAGAAAGTGGACTTCTTAGTCGTGAAGAATTTAGTAAAGCTAATAGTATTGAAGAAAAGAATAGTCGTCAAGCTCGTAATAATCGTATACTTGATGATATGCTTCGTATTCTTCAATCTGATGAAGCTTTTGAAGAGAACACTGGTCAATCTCAATTTGAAGATATTATCAATGCACGTGATAATATTATGAATGATGTTGTTAAGAGTGTTCGTAATGGTCGTAGTTGTTATGATTTTATTGACCAAGCTGAATATCAAGAAGATGTTATGAGTGGTGCTAAACTTAAAGCGTTTAGTGTTACTCGTGATACCTTTGTGTCTATTTGCAACAAAGTTCAACCAACTATTGATAAAAATTATGCTATTAGTGCTAAATACAAAGTTACTCCAAAACAAGCTGAGATTTTAGCTAAACGTTTTGGAGAAGACAATGTTATTTATAAAGATGGTTATGTTACAATTAATCATACTATGATTGGTTGGTCACACGATAATCATAATGTAGATGATGCTATTCTTACTGCTTATAGTTCTGAGACTACAGCTCATATTCTTGATGCTGTAAAGAAAGGTGCTGTACCTAATGTAAATGAGTTTACTTTTGCAGTATATAAAACTTTCCCTGATGTAGGTAGTAATTATAAGACTGGTGTTGCATTTATGATGCACCCTGCTGTAACTCGTATAGTTAATGCTTATAATAAAGGTAAATCGGTTTATAGTGAAGATTCTGCTCAACCTATAGTTGATGCTCTTAAAGAAATAGCTGAAGAACTCGGTGTTGATACTACTTCTTTATATTCAGGTAAAATGGTAGTTGAAGCTATTAATGATAAACTTGGTACAAACTATAGTTTCATTAAAAACAACAATATTGTTCTTGATGAAGAGCAACTAGCTAATGATGTCAAGAACGCAAACAATGTTTCTCTTGCTCGTGAAGTAGAGATTCTTATGGCTTACAATGATATTAATCGTTTAGCTGATGTAATTCAGAAAATTGTAAGAGTTTGTAATCCTGATAAGTTTGGAGCTAAACAAACTATATTTGCTACTAATGAAGTATTTGAAACTATTAAAGATATAAATAATAGTAAACAAGCTAAAGTACTTAGTAAGGATGGTATTCCTTTCCTTGAAAGTATTTATCCTGGACTTATTAAAGATGGTGTTGTAGATAAAGATAATTATGTAAAAGATACTCATGAATCTGCTTATCCTTCTCTTAATGCTTTCTTAAAATATGCTTCAGTTACTAGTACTGTAGTTAATAGTATGCTTTTTGAAACTCAAAATCCTGCTTTTGTAACTACTATTAAAGCTCTTAGTAGAATGCTTCCTACTCCTCGTAGACTTACTGAGAAAGAGTATAATGATTATGAGAAGTATGTTATTGGTGCTGCTTATAATAATGCTGATGGAATTAGATTAGGTTATACTATCAACTCTTCTACGGGGCGTCTTGAATCAACTCAAACAACTGATTTACAAGAGCGTCTTCGTATTTATGGATTTAGTGGTAGTCCAGTATTTCATTTTGATGTTGCAGATATTACTGAACCAACTCAAGATGAAATTGATGCTTGGTCTAAACTTACTCCTGCTCAAAAAGTTGCTTGGTTACAAAGTAAAGCAGAAGATGTTGGTATATTTAGTAAACTTAAAGTTGACCTTCAAGATAATTATCGTGTTGGTAATAAAGAATGTGCTGCTCAATCTATTCGTTTCAATGATGACAATGTAGATACTGAAACTGCTTACAATCTTTTTGAAACTGCTACTAAGAGTCAGAATCCTCTTGTTAAACTTGCAGCTATAGACCTTATTAAATATGCGTTTGTAGTTGAAGGTTTCAAGATGCGTCGTAATGGTGTTAATAAGATTATTAAGAATAGTACTCTTCGTGATGATACTTTATTTGCTAATCAAGATGGAGAACCTACTAGTCTTCTTAGTCAAATTGATGCTAATTTTAAGCATATTACTTATGACGATTATCGTGATGATTATTTAAGAAGTCATTCTGATAATGGTATGGTTCCAAAGAGAACTGTAAAGAAGAAAAGAGTAGGTAAAATCTGGGTTAATGAACTTAGTGCTCCTGATGGAGTTATAACTCTTAATGTTCCTTCTCGTAGAAATGATATTACAGAAGCAGATATTAATGATGAATTTGCTGCTACTAGAACTATTGCAGAAGAGACGGAAATCCGCCCCGTAGAAGATGTGGTGGATAATAAACCTCAAGCTGCTCAAGATAAAACTACTACTCCTGATGATACTAAACTTGCTGTTAAGTATGGTATTTATAATGTTTGGACTGATAGAGTTAATCCTTATGTAAAACTTACTTTTAAGAATCGTGGTGTTAATACTACAAATCTTTATAAGACTGTTCGTCATGGTGATATAATATTTGCTTATCCTGTTAGTATGCTTGAGGAAAACGAACATGGTATTGTTTCTGTTAATCAAGCTAATAATACTCTTTATAGTGAGATGTATTATAGAACTATTATTGATAATAAACTTCAAGGTAATCAACTTACTAAAGAAGAAACAGATGAACTTCGTAAAGAATATGCTAACGAACGAGCTATTTCTTCTAAAGGTAGAGTTAATACTGGTTTTGATATTAATAAAGATAGAACTACTGGTGATATAGGTGGTGCTCGTGATGCTTATAGTAAAATTATTAATCTTATTAAGAATGATGCTAAAGGTATTCAAATTATAAACAATAGTTATCTTTATAATCGTATTGGTGAAGGATTTGGTAATTTCCAAACTATTCATGATGTAATTGATGGTAATGAAGTTATTAAGAAATTTGCTTTTGCTAAAGAATCAAAAGTAATATTTGATTCTGAAGGTAAAGTAATTCCTTATCCAGTTAAAGTTATTCAGATTATTCCTTCTACTAACGATAAAGAAAGTACATCTGTTGAATATAATTTTGATATGTTCACTGATATTAATCGTAGAGCACATGAAGGTGATGTCAATGCTTATCGTGAAGTTCAGTTTATGAATAATAACGGTTTTGAGAATGTTAGTACTGATTATACGAATATGTCTCCTAAACTTTATGAAGCTATTGATAGATTTACTAGTGCTACAGCTAAGAAACTTATCAGTGATGCTGACCAGTTCTATAAAAAAGAAGATGGAACTTATGCTTCTATATTTGCTCCTGAAACTATAGAAATGATTCGTAATAATCCTAGTGAGCAAAGACGTTTTCAAAAGTTACTTCTTGATACAGATAGTCTTATTAATAAATATGGTACTATATTTGATGTTGTAGTCGATGAAAATGAGAATCCTGAAGTAGTTGATTTCATTAATCATATTAAGAAAACTATTGGAAATTTACGTAACAAACTTAATCTTAGTACTCTTAATGAAAGATTTGCTAGAGAAGTTGTTGCTAAATGGTCTAATGACCCTAATATTCAAAATGGTTTAGTTGATATTTGTAATGGTTATCATGCTGTTACTTGGTGTGATGCTTGGATTGGAGATTTACAAGATACTGGTAATAGTCTTATTCAAAATATTAGCAAACATATAGTTGACGATATTAGTGCTAAAGATATGCAAGCTGCTAAAGATGCTCGTAAATTTGAAAAAGCTATTAAAGCTCTCGGTCATATAGATTGGGACAAACTTGTTGATAAGAATGGTAAACTTATTAGAGATTATACTGACAAATTTGTTGAAGATTTAGATACTCTTAGAAATAAAGTAAATGAAGCTCGTAAAGATGTCATTAATAATCCTATGGCTTATCTTAAAGCTAAGCACGAATATGATGCTTTTAAGATTGCACATCTTAATCAACAATTTAAGGATGAGTATTATAAAGCTATGTATGATAATGATGATTATATGCTTAATACTGCTCCTACTATTTTTGCCGAATACACAAAACTTAGAGAGCAAATTAGAAATATCAATCGTCTTCGTAGTAATGGTGTTCTTAGTCCTGAAAATGAAGAAGAATATCGTAAACTTAGAAGAAGTATTAATCAACTTGAGTCTACAATAAACTTTGATGATGGTACTGAGAAACCTATTTATGATGAAACTAATCCTATTCCAGGTACTAAAGGTTTTGATGAAGAAGGTAAACCTATTATTGTAGATCAGGCTAAATATGATGAAGCTGTATTAAATTCTCAAGGAGCTGCTATGAAACTTAATCAATATCTCAAACGCAAGCGTGATATTAATGAAGAATATAATGATACTCGAGTTAAGGATAGTTTTGAAGAAGAACTTGATAAGAGACTTGATATTATTAAGCGAGCTGAGAAACGTGATGCTTTCGGTAATAAACAAGTTTCTGATGAAGTTCTTGCTAATGATGAGAAGTATCAAAGAGCTAAAGAATGGCTTGAGCAAAATTCTACTTGGCACGTAGATCCTAAAGTTAGTGATGAAATTGCTGTAGCTTATGGTGTTCTTTCTAAAGGTAGAGTACAGAAAAATAATCAAATAACTTATAAGGCTAAACTTATCAAAATTAAACTTGCTAATGGTGAGAAGATTTATGATAGTAAAGGTCGTATTCGTGGTGATATATTTAGTGAAGAAGAACAAGAAGCTATAAGAAAAGATGAAGCTGGTCGTTATAATAATACTATTTATTCTGCTGGTAATGAGCAAATATTAATTAATAATGCTCCTGAACAAAAACAAGCTCTTCCTGCTGTAGTACAAAGAATGCTCACTTCTAATAGTAAAGAAGGTAAAGCTAACGTTGAGTATCTTAAATTAGTTAATGAAGTCAATGAAATTCTTCGTCCTTATTATGATACTACTAAGAAAGAAGTTAATACTATTACTGATAGACATCAGATTAGTATTGAAGAACTTCATAAACTTGCTGATTTATATGAGAAACTTCGTAATACAAAGAAGACTATAGTTAACGAAGATATACCTGGTAATGGTTCTGCTGTTGGTAGTTTTATTCGTAAATTTATGCATACTGAATATAGTTCTAAATTTGATATTGAATACGCTAAAGCTAAAACTATTGGTGGTGAATATCTTAAGGCTTGGGAAGATGCTAATATGGAATACGATTTTGAATATGACGAAAAAGGTCATATTGTTAAAGATTCAGATGGTAATTATGTATATGATAAATCTGTTCGTCTTCCTAATCGTTTCCTTTATGGTACTCTTACTCTTAAAGATGAGTTCTATACTGGTATGAAGAACCAGAAAGTAGCTAAAGATTTACGTAAAGAAGCAGAGATTAAAACTAAAGCTCTTGCTACTATTAACGAATATCTTGAAACTACTACAACTCCTTATTATAGTGATGCTATGGCTGAGGCTAGAGCTAAAGGTAAAGAAGAGTTTGATAAGTGGTTTACTCGTAATCATGTATGGAATGTTTATACTCATAAGTTTGACCCAATAGGTATTTGGCAAAAGACTAGTATTAAACCTAATTACGCTAATGGTACTTGGGCTGCTAATTATAATCAGTTAGATATTGTTCCTAAAGAAGAATATCGTAATCCTGATTACAAAGAGAATACTACTCAAGCTGAGAATTTTAAACGTGGTATAGACGATGAAAAATATGTTAACAATGTAACTCTTAGTGACAATGAAAAACAAGCTAAGAAACTTATTGAAACAACGTTAGATAAGATTGTTAGAGATAAAGCTAGTCGTCGTATTATTAGTCAAGGTTTTATTCCTATTACTGCAAAAGAAGCTGATCATGACTTTAAATGGTTTGGTAAACAAATAGCTGAATTTGCTGGTTGGAATGCTAATATTAGCTCTGTTGGTAAGAATAGTCTTCATGCTGATATGAATTATTCTACTGATAAAACTCCAGTACTTCCTATGATTGGTAGAGAATTTACTAATAAAAATAGTGAAGACATTGATAAAATTAAAGCTGCTGAACCAAAGAGAGACCAATATACTACTGATGAAGAGTATAATAAAGCTATGACTGAACATAAAGCTAGACTTTATGCTGCTGAAAAGAATAATAAAGCAATACATCAATCTCTTGTTAATAGAGATTTTATTTCTAGTATTAGTCAGTTTATTAGACTTGCTGGTCATCAAAATGCTGTTCAAGATAATAAGTATCTCTTCTATTATGGTCAAAATATGATTAAAGCTACTCCTGTACTTGATGATAATATAGGTTTTAGTAATCTCAGAAAAGATATTAATAGAAGTACTACTGATGTTACTCGTTATGCTGAAAAGGCTTATGATGAAAGACTTTATGGTCAGTTTACTAATTGGGGTAATAGACTTATCTATGATAGATATAAACTTCCTAATAATAAACTTACCAAAGCTGCTAATATTGCACAAAGTCTTACTAGTGCTAAATTTATGATGTTAAATATTACTGGTGGTATTGGTAACGTTACTGTTGGTCGTAGTGGTATTTTTGCTGAACATATAGCTAAAGCTTATTTTAGTACTTCTGCTTGGAATAAAGCTAAAACGATGTGGTATGGTGCTTCTTTGTCTTTCCTAAGAGGAATGACTAGAGAAGATAGTACTAGTCTTGCCGATGCTATTATTAAATTTATGAATGTAATAGATTTCGATGAAGTACTTGGTAGACCTACTGGTAGTTTTAAAGCTAGTGATGCTATTAATCGTCTTAGAAACCTTATGTATTCTCCTAATGCTATGGGTGAACATCATATGCAAAATAGTGCTATGTTTGCTATGATGTTTGAGAATAGAATTGTTCCTGTAGACGATTATCGAAATAAAGGTAGACTTCCTTATCAAGCTATGACTTGGTCTCAATATAAAGTTGCTTCTCATGAAGAAGCTATGAGACAACTTATTGCTGGTACTCCTATTGCTGCTCAATTTGAGAAATTTGTAAATGATATAAAGTCTGACCCAAATCAACTTAAAGAATATGCTAGAGGAAGAAGAGATTTAGCTAATGAATTTAAGAATATTTTCCTTAACAATAAACAAAGTAAAGATTTTGTTGCTAAACGTAAGAAACTTGAAGCTAAAGCTAAGGAACAATTTGAAGCTAATCCTACTCTTATGGAACAGCTTGATTTAGTTGATGGTAGACTAGGTTTTAAAGATGGTTCTCTTATGGAACAACTTTATAAACAAAGTACTAACGGAGAAGTAAATGATGCTTATGCTCTTCTCGGAGAGTTCAAAGGTAAAGTTATTGCTGTTAATAAAGAAATACATGGTGTATATGATAGACTTGGTGCTGCTCAACTTGAAAAATATTGGTGGGGTAGTCTTGTTATGCAATATCATAAACATATATATCCAGGTATTCTTAAACATTGGAGAAGAAAAGGTTATTTCAATGAACAAACAGGCGATAGTCGTGTAGGTTGTGGTCCTGCTCTTATGGATTTCCTTGCAATGCCTATTCGTCAATATAACGAAAGACATAAACTTTTAGATGATAAACAGCTTGAAGCACTTGAAGGTACTCAAAATCTTTTTGCTGCTTATGTAAACTTTGCTGAGAATATTCGAGTTAATTGGGAAGCATTACCTGAATATCAGAAAGCTGCTATTCGTAGAACAGCTGGTGATGTATTTGGTGCTTTATCTTCTATTATGGTTGCTATCGGTACTAATATAGCTTGGGATGATAAGGATAAAGATAAAATGCTTCTTCCTAATCTTATGCTTTATAGTGCAGACAAACTTGCAACTGAAAGTATGATGTATAATCCAATATTCCTTCCAAACAATGCTAAGCAACTTTGGAGTTCTCCTATTGCAATGATGAATATGCCTAATGATATTATCAATAGTCTTAATCTTGTAGCAAATGCTATGTTTGATGATGAATTTGATTATAATTATACTACTGGTCGTTACAAAGGTGAGAATAAATTTAAAGTTAAACTTATGAGACAAATTCCTATTTATAGAGCTTATAATAATCTTGCTACTCTTGATAAGAGTAATAGTTATTATCATTATGGTCAAAATATACTTGGATTTGTTCCTACATCATTTGATAAATAAACCGCCCCGTAAAAGGGTTAGTAATTTGAATTCTACTAATAAGAATTAAATAAGACCTTTATCTGTTGGAGATATTAATATTAATAGTATCTTTGCAACAGATAAAGGTTTTCCTGTTTTTGCCATGAAATTACTACAGATGTATGCGAAACTTTATTGCTCTATGGTGTAATGGCAGCACTACAGATTTTGGTTCTGTCAGAGTAGGTTCGAATCCTGCTAGAGTAACAAATGCTATAAATGTTAAACTACTTGCTAAATTAATTGTTTATAGATTTTTAAATGCGGTTTAAGGTGATATTTATAAAGGTTCTGAGCTAGATAGTCGTGATGACTGTCTAGCTCTTTTTCGTTTAATGTGTCATAATGTGTCGCTACTAATAAATAAAAAAAAAGTAACTCATCCTCACGGACAAGCTACTCATAATAATAAACAATGATTAAAATGTAATGCAGCCGCTGCTGCTAATGTTGAATTATTAATTCTTATAACATGGAATGCAAATATCAAAAACATAAGTAATATTTCAATTTCTTTCGTAAGCGGTCAAATAATTAAAGTAGTATGATTAATCGACATTAATATGTAAGTTGCTTAGAAATCATTTATTATGTAATTGTGGGAGTTTCCCACTAAGTTTGGCACAGATTAAACTCGTATGCCTGGAGCTGAAATAAGACTGACAAGTAAGAATGGTTATTAAATAAATTACACTTTAAATGACTTCTAAGCTACTTTAAGATTACGGCTGAACAATTATTCAGGAGAAGAGAATTAATGCGACAGAGGAGAATTTAAATTCCTCAAGAACGCAGCATCATTTTGAAACAATCTACTGCCATATAACTAATTAGCTTCTTGTTTAAAAGGAGCTTTAATTATATTACCATTACCATCAAGATAAATAACACTATCTGTGTCATATCCATCATTTGTAGAATCAATATCATTAATTTCATAGAAATCATCATTAATTCCACAACTATCTATACTTATAGGTTTATTATTAGAAACTTTATTATAACTACAAGCTCCAAGTCCGGCAGCTACAATAGCAAGTATAAGTATGGCTATATTCTTATGTTTATTATAATTTGGATTCATAATAATTTTAAATTAAAAATTGCTAGTACTTTCACAAGCACTAGCAGAAACATCAGAAGAAAAATTTCAGTATTTATTTCAAATACAAATCTATATACCTCTGTATACAGTTCACATGAGTACTTCCAACAAATTTAAATGTTACTTCATCATCTTTAAGAAATATTGTAGTAGGATAATCATAAGCTTTATACTTATGAATAAGTCTTTTAGGAAGCTCTGTAAAATCTTTAATTTCAAGAGCTATTTCTTTAGATGATTTAGCAATAACTGTTTGAATGTTATTTATCACTATAGAACAACCAAGACAATTCTTAGTCGTTATTATCAGGATTTTTCTTTTCATTTATCTCAGCTACTTTTTCATAATAAGAACCATCAGGAGCAAAATGAACTCCTTCATTATTAAGAATAGTCTCATAAGTCTTTGCAGTATTCTTCAAATCTCTGAGAAGCAAAGCAAGATTAGCAAAAGTTACTTTACCAATTTTATCACTATTCTTAGCATTTTCAATAAATTTAGATACATTAGTAACTTCGATAGCAGTATGTGCGTGCTGCTTAATCATTTCTGATACCCACTTTTTCATATTGTTTACTATTTAAATTATTAATTATTTCTTTGCGGTAGAACCAAATGCACCATCACCTCTATCAGTTATGCCAAGGTCTTCAAGTGTCTTGACTGTATGGAACATCATTTGTCTATGATGTGGAACTTTCATTTGACCAATAACATCGCCAACTTTTGGAATTTCAGCATTTGGAACAAGTTTTCTAAATATTACAAAAATTTCTCCTCTATAATTCATTTGTTAACTATGAAGTTCTTTATCTTCATATTCACTAGTTTCATTAATATTGTATTATATCTAGTGTTCAGACTATATCTTCACTAACTTTGTTAGGCACGGCACTCGTGGCAACATTACTATCCTCAGCATTATCTGTTTGGATTCGGTTACTAGTCGTTGAACCTTCATTAATATTACTATTAACGCTTGGCTGCTGATTGTCATTACCATGATTTCCCAGCAATTCACCGTGTTTTACGACACCAATTATTTTACCTAATTCATCACGTATAATTTCTTTTTGTTTATTATGTAAATGAGTATGTTCACTTCTTGTTATGATGAATTTGTGAATAAATTTAAGAAACTTTAGCGTCGATTGTACTTGGAGTATTTTGATGTATTAGAAGAGTTTTTGTAAAACGACTATTAGGTACAATACTAATTTCGTCTCTATCTTCTAATGCTGTATGAATACCTGTTCCACATTTAATACGTCCATCTTCTTTAATTTCTACAGACGTACAAATGATGTCACAACCTGCATCACTAGCAAACCCATTTTCATAATGAGCATACTCTGGGATTTGAGCTTTAACTTTAGGGTCAAGCCAAATTTTAACTGGAACAAAATCAATAGCTTGACGAAGAGCTGCTTTAAGTTCTTCTTCAGCCATTACTCTGTTGTCTGGAGTTTCTTTAAAAGCATTTGCATAATTAATAAATGCATTTGCAATACGATTACTTAATTGACTCATAATTTATTTATTTATTGAAATTATATACTATAGCAGAATATTCATTAATCTGATAATTCTTACTATTTCTTATACACTTTAGAGTAGTATTAACTTGTTCTTTAAATCCCTCACAACCAATACATTTAATCATTTGAGGATTTAACAGATACCAATTATTACCAACCTCTACATTACTAGGAAGACCTTCAATATCTTTCCATTTAATAATAGCTCCTACATCAATAAGTTCTTTAATAGCTTTTCTTATTGTGTCAGGAGTTTTAGCATTACACTGAGAAGATTCAATTAAAGTTCGAGAATTAAATTCAATACTAGTTTGTGAAGGTTTCATTGTATCACTAATCCAACAAGCAATATCACAAGCAGTTTTACTACAAGTTTTATGTATCATAGTAGACACAAATTTACCAGTACCTTTAAACACTTCATAAACAGTAGTTACTTTAGTATCTTTACCTTTAATTTTATTTCTAGCTTCATGTTCTTCCATAATAGTTGTAAAATTAAGTACTTCAATCATAACTTCACTACCTTAACTAATAACGACACTACAAAGATAGAAAAATTCCTCGTTTCTATCACAGAAACGAGGAAAAAATGTCGTTAATTTATGTTAAGGCTAACTATAACTATCTGATAATCAATTAGTTACAGCGTCAAAAATTGACTCTATATATATAATATATTAGTCCTATGATATTTGACACGGCAAAGATAACTAAAAAGTAGTATACTGGTACAACTTTTAAGCTAAATGTTGTATATATCTACAACATTTCTATAGTAGCATTACCATCACCTACTTCACATCTTCTACGGGGCGGCTTTAGCTGCTTCTAGTATTCTAACACTAGTAGTTGCTCTATCCTCCCCGTAAAAGGCATCATTAGTAACATGCACTTAGCTCGTTTTGTAATTTTATAGTCCATTCATAAGCATCATCTTTGTTATCGAATACTAAAGCTTCTGGAACATTAGGAACACCTTTATTTTCATCAATCATAATAGTGTAATTTACAACACTTTGGTTAGTATCAGCATAACTATTTACAGCATTAACTGTACCAACAAAGAATTTACCACTAATATAACTGAAAGCTAGTACCTCATCACCAACTTTGTAATGAGGTACTTTAAATTGATTTTCTTTTCCATTAAAATTAACTTGCATAAGCTACAACAGAATTAAGTGCTTTATTCATATTATTATTAGCACTACCCCAAACAAGACTATTCATACGTTTCTCACCTTCAAGATTAGCAACGTTACAATAGAAACCAGTTACAGCGTTATATGCACCCCAAGCAGTACCACAAATATCTTTCTGACCGATACCATCATTATAGTAATCCATCATATTATAAAGTTGATTAGCTTTACGAGAAGATATTTCAACTGCTTCAAGAAGTCTATAATCACGAGCAACAAGTCTAGCATAACCTTTATTAGGGTCGTACTGATTAATTTGTTCGATTTCAGCAGGAGTAAGTTGTAATTCACAAAGATACTTATAAACTTGTTCATCGCTCATCTTAATAGTAGTAAGATGACGATAAAGTTCTTGAGCATCTAAAGCGTGAGAACAAGCAACTTTAAGTACTTGAGCACCAAGTTCAAGTTTCTCTTTTATAGACTTAGTATGTCTAAGTCTGATATGACAAGAAGCTTTATCCAATGCTCCATTAAGCATATTAGTACAAATGACACGAACAGGAGTAATCATAATATCTACAGATGAACCACCATCATGTCCATTACTAAACACAAGATAGTTATCTATAACATCGTCTTTACTTACAGAAGTTTGTATTGGAAGTTTAGCACTAACATATACTTTCTCTCCCATATTAAGACAAGCAGCTTTATCCCAAATCGCTTTACCTTCACCAATAGCATTATTAAAGAAGTTGAAAGCATCCATATTTTGAACAACTTCATACTTATCTTTAACTATACCTAAAGGATAATTACAATCTGTACGATAAGTAGCATAAGCATTAGCACACTCACGATAAATATTACCATCATGTACAAAAGCATCTTCACCTAAATCATTATTACTGCCTATTCTAAAAGGCATTTTACCTACAAGTTCACACTTTTGAACAGACCAATCAAGACCTGCTACTTTCATTACTTCTTGTGCAGTCGCACAACCTGAAACGTCTTTACCAATAGCCCAAGGAAGACCACCACGATTAAATTTACTCATAACTCAGCGTTATTAAATTGTTAAACATTAAATTAAATATTATCAGTAGGAGGAAGAGCTTCTTGATTATCTTTACTTTCTCCTTTATAATCAAGATTTAAATCTTTAACGCTCCATGAATCACGTATTACATTTGAAACAATAAGTTCTACACTAACTATATGTCTCTTTAGTTCTTCACCATTATATTTAAGATATGAAGCACTACTTGTAGCATCAGATAAATCTTCTGCTAGAATATTAACATTAAGAAAAGTATTAGCTTTTACTTTAATGTTTGTTTTAACGAAATATACATTATACATAATATTAGTATTTATATTAATAAGACTTTATATTTATACAATCTAAAGTAGAATCATAATTCACACTATTAGCATATAAATCATCAACCATAACTTGACAGTCTCCATTAGTTTCTTGGAGACTATTAAGTTTTTGTATTAGTTCTGAAACTCTCATGTTATTTGATAGTTAAATTATCATTTTCAACAATTTCAGCAATATTGGAAACACAACCATCATCTTTGATTTTAACTTTCATAAGTTTCTTATCAATACTAGGTTTAAATTTCCAACCATCACGATTAACAGCTCCGATATTAGTCATAAGCTGATAACCATCACCCTTGAGAAGGTCTGTAAGTTTAACTGGAACAGTAACCTCAATATTAACATCATCAAGGTCTTCTATTTCAATTTCACTACATTCGTAATTACCAGAATCTTTAGCAGTATTAACAATAGCATCAAGTAATGCTTGTTCATCTACAGAAGAATTTTGGTTAAGAGTACCGGTATATATACCATTAGCAAAAGTTACTTTAAGCATATCATTAATAGCTTCGAGTTTTTTACTATTAACTTCAATACTTTCACTTTTACGAATAGTTACTTTACCAGTACCCCAATCAATCCACTTCTTACCACTCTTATCTTCTGTACCATACTTTTTAATAGCAAACAAAACAAGATTAGTAAGACCTTTAATTGTATTCTCTTTAGACTTCTTGAGTTTAGCAAGTCTATCAGTCTCAGACTTAATAGCAAGAATATCAGCATTTAAATTATTAATAAAGTTAGTTATATTCTTAACTTTATTAGTCATTTCTTGACCGTTAAGTTCAAGCTTTTCTTCCATTTCTGGAGTTATTTCTCCACCTGCTTCTTCAATCTCATCATAAAGAGAATACAATTCTTTATCAATATCAAAAATACTTTTTCCCATATTACTTAATTATTTAATAGTTAAATCTACATCTGCTCTATGAGTAATTTTACCATCTTCAACAGTAGAATAATTACGACCTACATTAACACGAACTTCAACTTCAGGATTAGCTACTTCAAAATCACTAATTAACTTGAGAATATCATTCTCTAAAGTCTTTGCATTCTTCTTAACTTCATTAATTGTCTTTTCCATAATTTTATAAGTTTAAATGAGTTTCTACATTATTTACTACACACACAGGACATTCATCAGTTAGCATGAACACAGTTTCAGCAGAACAATAACCATTTGATTCAAGCCAATCTACAGCTCTTTCATTATCATCAGCAGCAGTTTTATTTTCTGCGAAATCTTCAGTTACATCAGCAACTTCAATTTGTCCGGAATTATAATTTAAAATACTTATCCACATGTTGTATAATTAATTAAATTTTTAACTTTATCAGCAAGTTCTTTAGCCATAGGATGAGGAACTCCACTAACACCATTAGAACGCAAATTTATAAAATGCTCCCAATCATCAACAAAAGCAGTATGAACTACTTGAGTTTTAGTATTAAGAGGAAGAATTTCTCTAGCTTGTTGTGCAGTCCAACCAAGTTCAATACATTTACAATATACAAGATTTGCTATTTGAAGACCATAAAGAAACCAATCTATAGCTGTCCAACCTTCACAATAATGACCTTGAAGATAATTATCATCAAATATTTCTTCATCTCCATAAAATCCTGTATTATAACATTGTCCATCAGCATCAGAATCTGGAATCCAAGGAAGTTTAGCAACACTTATGTTATTACCAAATTTATTAGCATTATAACGACAATAACGAGTACTTTCTTCACTAACACTATTAACCCTATGACGATTAAGTTCACGACTAGCACCAATATCTGTTATAAAACAAACAGTAGGTCTTGAAATATAGTAAGGACAATTAGGTGTATTATCTATAAACTCAAGTTCATTCATCCAATGATGTTCAATAAGAACTCTCATATTAGTAGTTACATAAATATAACCTTCATGTTCCTTAGTTCTACTATAACGATTGTTAATAAATCTAGTAGCTTGAGCAGCAGCTCTAGGCATAAATAGAGGATATTTAAGATGAACTGTTGCATGCTCACATACACTAAGATGATATTTTACTAAATCTTTAGTATTTATATCTTCTGGTTTAACACCACGAAATAATGTTCTAACTAAAAAACTATAATCATCTTCTCCATTATTTTTTGGAACACTTTGATAACAATTACCACACCAACACATAATACCATTCTTGCGAACACATATTATTCCGCTTTTTGTAGAAGTACAATAAACTTTACCTTCATAATGTTGAAGATACATATCCTTCTTTCTACAAAGAGCATTATTGTTAACTAATTCGTTAGTATAACAATATCTAGCGTCGTTAGAATAGCTAACAGTTGCAGCAGAACCTAAAAGAACAAATAATTCTTGCATATCATCCAATAATTGTTTAGATACAGAACAATAATGTTGTCTTCTAGTTGTGTTATGACTACCATCACCAAGATAGAGAACATAAAGGAGTCTTCTTAAATCTTCTTCAGGAATATTTCTAAACCATTTAGGAAGATGAATATTATGACTACCTTTGCCTATAAGTTTATCAAAATAATCAACATATACACTATCACCAAATCTAATCCATTTTATTTCTTTTTTTCTAGGGTCAGAATATATACGGTAAGTTATATGTAAATCATTAAGAGCGTCTATAGTTATTTTGTATAATTCTTTATCTTCACTTTGCGTTATTTGACAATAACTTCCAGTAGCATAATTTTCACCATGATAAGTGTGACCTTCTGTTATAAAAGCTCCAAGTAAATCTATAAAACTTTTACCATATTCAAAAGTTATAGTTTTATTTATATCTTTGTGACAACCTCCATTTATAACTTTAGTATGTTCAAGTTTAGGAATTACTATATCTCTTTTAATTATAACATTCTTAAATTTCTTTGGTAATCTAAATTCTTTATATTCACTTTTCTGTGCTTCATTAAACATATCTATAGCTTTAACAAACTTATAATTATATTTTTTATAAGTATCATCAAGATATACTCTATGTTCTTTTGTGACAGAAAGTTGAATATATTGATTATCAATACAAACTAAATCGTCATTGTATTCATTGATTACAAGATTAGGCTCATCATATAAAAGAGCATTTATTTGAGGATTATAAGATAATACTTTATCTTCATCTTGAATATTATCAAATCTTTTCCATCCATTATTAGTTAACACTTCTGTATCAGGAGTATAACAAACACGAGCACATCTAGCTATATGTTTCCAAATATCATCAAGAGTATAACCTTCTTGTTTCCAAAGTTCAACACTAGGATTTACAACTTTAATCATATTATTTACTTTTTACGTTTAACAAAATCTTTTCCATTTTCATAATCTTCAGAAGTCATAGCGATTACATTTTCTTTATGTTCGCTAGTAACAGGAATTTCTTTATTATCAGCAGATAAATTATATACATATCCATCTTTGTCTTTACAAAGATTTTCAAAACCGTAAGCAGCTATAATTTCATTAGTTACAATTCTCTTACTAGTTTCTTCGACAAGAATAAGTTTATCTGTTTTAACAAGAATAGAAATATCAATGAAAGATTTCTCTACACCCCCCGTAAAAGGTATGGTAGGTTCATGTCCATCATTACTAGCTTGCCAAGCTAATAACATATTACAATAATTACCTAAATCTTGAATAGTATCAAACATACTTTCATCTTCAACATTAGGATTATTGTAACCTTGAAAATCATCTTCAATAAGATGAACCAAACGATTAGCTTTATCATACATTCTAGCTAGACCATATCTATAGCCTAGTTTATCACAACCTTTATTGAAAGCGTTACCATAATCAGCATTCTTTTTAGCCATAAGATTAAGCATTTTGTTTTGCTGGTCACGTAATGCAACAACTTCAGGAGTTACAAGATGCTCTGGAACTACTCCATTAAGCACCGCTTTCCAATACTTTAAATCACTTTCTGTCATAATTGTTATTTTATATAATTAGGATTTGTTATAAGACCTTTATCTAAACACCATTTAAAAGCATTTCTAATAGCTTGTTCTGGAGTAATACCAGTAATAACATGAAGACTATTTAATTCTGATACATATGTCCAATCAATAGCATATTCACCTTCAAATTCATAAAGAGTAGGGATATAACCATTGTCTTTTTCACATACTACAAAATTGTCAGCTTTTTCTTCTATTGTAATACACGGAAGTTGAGTAAACAATAAAAGTTCATTAGCAGCTTCAAAATCAGTTTTTAACTGTATATGAAGTCTTCCTAAAGAATCTCCTACAACATCTGTTATAGGAAACATCTCTCTTTCTAGTACTTTATTAGGAATTTCATGAGCCATTCCTTCATAAACATGAATTGTATAATGAGAATCTCTTGGGTCTGATTCTTCAAGCACAACTAAAGCATTATGAGAAACAGCCGTATCAATAGCATTTTTTAATTTCATAATTGTTATTTTATTAAGTTAAATATCTAATGTTCCTACAGCTTCAATAGTTCTTCCACTAGGTAAATGAATCAAATGATTCTCCATACATTCAGCAGTAGTTCTATCTAGAGGAAAACTAAGTTTATCTTGCAGATTATAATATCTAGCAAAATCTTTAATATCATCAAACTTCTAAATTGCATGATTGCGAATAGCATAATAAATAAGCATTAAAATTCCTATTATTACATAAGGTATAATAATAACGAAACAACCAAAACAACCACTATTGTAATCTTCATTAGTCATATTATTAAGTTATTTAATATTTTAATTTTGTTTCTAACGAATTGAATTTAGTTATATGAATAACTAATAAGCGAGTATAATAAAGCCGCTCACGCACGAAGTAAAGTGGAAATCTGCCACATATTCTACGGGGCGGCTCTAGCAATTTGATGTTATATATTCAACTGATACACTTCACCATCAGGTTGAGCATCAACAAGTTTAACTTCAACATTAGCATCTACAGTCATAGTATTAAGAATAGAATCTTCAATAACTTCTTTAGGAATAGAAAACTTTAATCTACTATAATTATCTTTATTAGTTATACTAAATCTGCCATCAACATTATTCATACTAACAGCTAGAAAATAATCATCTCGTTTAATAGTTTCATTCCATCGTTTCATAAACTTATAGAACATTCTAAACTTTATTTCTCGACTATATAATCTTTTAAACTTTGGAGAATACCAAGTTTTATGTTTATCTAATTCTTCTTTTACATTATCATAAGCATTTAAATTCATATTATTAATTTGTTATATCTACAGCCTTAGCATGAAAAGGAACACTCTTAACTCCAGAACGTTCTCTATATTCTACAAAGGCGTATTTACCAATAAATTTTTCTTTATTCTTTAGAATATACTCTTGTCTTGAATGGTCAAAATTAAGAGTACATTCAAATAGTTCATCATTGATGTCATTTCTAAGAACAAGTTTACAAAGATTAGTTCTAACTCCTTCAGGAACAACATCAACAATTTTGAACTTTGCATCATCAACTCGTTTGTATTTAAGCATAGCTAAATTACGAGCACCAAATTGATAAGCAGAATTAATATCACGAACAATAAGACCTTCAAAACCAAGACCTATAAACTTATCTCTAAATCTTGTAGCATCATAAATATTAGTGATATTAACATCAGGTAATAATACAAGTTTGCTCTTATTGTTAAGATGCTGTTCGTAAGTATCAAAAGTATAACATAGTCTACTTATGTTATCATACTTAAACTTACGTCTAGCTTCATAACTCATATTATCAATAGCAATATCATAACACCAATATTGAAGAAGTAGATGTTGAGGAAGCTTTTCATTCTTAACAAAACTATTAATATCATTTACTTTATAACCAGGAATATAAAGTTCACCATCAAGGCAAGCTCCTTCTTCAATCATAGCATCAAGTAAATCATCTTTAATAGCTGGAAGAATTACTTCATCCATCCAAGTAAGTTTAGGAGTCCAATCAGTACCTTCTCTAGAATGATAAGTAAGTCTAACAGGATTAAACATATCATTAGTTTGTTCAGCACCAACAATACATCTAACACCATTAATCTTATACTGACCTAAGTAACTACGTTTATCAAAAGGTTTATTATCTTTAAGTACTTTTGCAAGCATTGGAAGAACAAAACCTTCATCAGTAGTATTATTCTTTGGAAGATAAGTATTAAGATAATTAACTAAAGCTATATTATCTTTAATTTCAACAGGACCGCTATCTTTAAGTTCAGAAAGTTCTTTATATCCTTCTTTACGTTTAGCTTTAATACGAGAATCAATCTCATTACCTTTAACTAACTTTCTAGCAACTTCTTCATCGTGAACAGTAGCTCCAGCTACTAAACCATATTTCAAAGATATGTTACCATTAGGAAGTTCAGATATATCCCAAAATTGAGGTTCACCTTTAGCGTTTCTTTTATATAGTCTCATATATTAATTTTAAGTTTACTAATAAGTTTAGCTCTAGCTTGAGCATTTAACTGAGCAGCACTTTGAGTTTTCTCTTTCTTAGGTTTTTCAAAACCTTCAAGAGTTCCTTCTTTAGCTTTCTTTCTAGTAGTACGAGTAGTCTTATTTAAACCTTTCTTCTTATCATATACGATAGGAGGATTATCTTCTTCATATTTAAGATTACGTTTATGTAAAGCTACAAGTTTAGAAACATATTCGTCTCTTTTATTTTCATCAATCCACCCTTGTTCAAGAGCATAATTAATTCCATACAGAGTACGACTAACTTCATATTGATAAGGAGTACCAATAGTTTGCATCATTCTCATATCATCTTTAATACGAGAACAATCAAGACGAACACAAGCTTTAGCAACAAATTCATCAGCACCACAAGTACTAATATCTTTGATAGCCATAGCTTTAACTTGTTCATCTATTACCATAGTATAAGCTTTTGGAAATCTTACCATTGTTTAGCTATTAATCTGAATATTACAACTTTATCTGGTTTACCTAGACGACCATGAGCATATTGAGCCATAGCACCAATATCATCAGTTTCTCTAGTTTGATACATTTTTGTAGGAGTTTTACAAGTATGAGTATCATAATCGTAATTAAGAGGAATATGAACAACATCTTTAAAAGGAATTAATTCATTTAAAGCATCATAATCTTCAGTACCATCATGAAAATCTACTTCTCCATACGAAAATATATTGTCTTTATCAAGATCAAAAGTAATACCACCTCTAGTTATAGAAATAGCTCTACCTTTATCAAGTAGAGCTTCTTCTTTATCACTTATCCAAGTCATAAGAATACGAGTTTGTGACTTTATTTTATTACCAACTTTCTCAGTATGGCAAATCACAGTCTGATAATCTTTTGAAATAGGCATCGGTATTACTCTTATCTTTTCTGTATCGGATTTCGACATATCTAATAGTTTCTTTAATAAAAGTATCTATTTCATCATTATTGAATTTATCATGTAAATCAGCAAAATCTTTACACTCATAATTCTCAAGTCCAAATTCTCCACGAGTAATAAAAAGATAAGGAATGCCATAAGTTTCCAAAAGATAATCAGCACCATCACGTCCAGTCCTATCAAAATCTAGAAGACTAACAATCATACCTTCATTATTAAGTCTTTTTCTAAGCCAAGTATATTCATTAGCTTTAAGTCTATAATTTTCACTAGGAAGATTAACAACTCCAATATTAAGAGTTTTTCCATCCGCCCCGTAGAAGGTATGTTTGCTTAGATGACTACCTAAACTTAATCTATCTTTACTAGACTTAGTTATAATAATATAATCATAATCTTCTCTTTCTAGATTAGGAAGACCTTCAAGTACATTACAATTAGTTACAAACTTTAATTCCTTAGTTCTATCACGTAATGGAAAATATAGTTTAATAAGATATACTCCAGATTTATTACGACCAAGCATATAAGCATAACAAGGATCATTTTTAGCATCTTTATATTTAGGAGTAGGATTAGTTACTCTATCAATATAATATTGTTCAACTGGAATAACAAAATGAGTATTAAGATAATTCAAATCTACATTTAATTTAGCCCATATAGCTTTATCTTGACGATTCCAACTACGAGGAACAATTTCAATAATAGCTTTTTTATTACGAGCTTTAACGAGAGCATTCTTTATAGATTCGTCTACATCATAATCATTAATATGATTATCAATTTCATACGAAAACGTTCTATAAATATGACTTAGTACAAAATAAAAATCTTGTTTATTATTTGTACTAATTGGTCTTTCATATACAATACTTAGTACGTAAGCTACTACACCATACACATCATCAAAGAAACCAGCACCACCAAAATCACGAACTTTAAGTCTACCCTTGGCATTGTATGCAATACCCATACTACCATCAGTATCATCATCACGAAATACAGAAGTAATAAGATGATTATGTTCAACACAATCTCTAACTACTTCTAATGGTATATCTAAGTATTTACTTACAATTTCTTCTTGACTTACTCTAGATTCTATAAAAGCTTTTGTAAGTTTACTTGTGTTAGCATTACGTTTCATATTGATAAAAAATTAGGGGCAACAACAGTATTACTACCATCGTTACCCCTTAGAACATTAAACTTTAGTTGAGAATAAGTAGGCAAAGAGATAACTCTTCACTTGTCTACTTAGAATGGAAGGTCATCTGTAGCAGTTGGGTCAAATCCGGCACCAGCAGGAGCACCACCAGCAAACTCACCACCAACAGGAGGAACTACAGCACCACCAGTCATACCAGGCATACCAGGAATACCAGGAACACCAACAGTAGGAGTCTTGTTAGTCTGCTTAGGAGTAATACTTTCCTTAACCTTATCAATAGCAAGAATAACAGGAGGAAGAATCTTTCCTTCCTTCATCTTAACTAGTTCAATAGCACCAGAACCAACAAATGAAGTAAACTGCAAATCTTTGCTCTTATCAACATCTACCCAATCACCTTTACGATTACGAGTAGCACGAAGCAACTTAATCCAACAAGAAAGAGGTTTACCATTACCATCCTTAAAGCAAGGCTTAGGAGTAGCACCATCAGCAAGATTAAATTGACCATTGAGCATAGCAGCAACATTCTCAAAGATATGACGATAACCATTAAGAACATCCTGTGCATCTACTGCGTTGTACTCCAAATTACCATTCTCATCTTCTGTGAAATCAACAAAATCAAGAGTAAGTGCATCTTCCTCTTCAACAGTCAATTCACGACCTTTAAGATAGAATACATCAAGAAGATGCTTTGTCCAATTAAGAATAGCATCTACTTGCCAAGCATTCTTACCACCAGGAATAGTATCAACATTACTCTCAACTGGGAAGAAAGTCTTAGTAACATAACGACGTTCCTTAATATTCTCATGGTTACTAGCAAAAGTAACTACAAGACGAGGCATTTTAAGACCAGCAAAAGAATTACCTTCTCCACTCTGAGACCACTCTACACTTACAGAATCAAGATGAGCCATAAATAAACCATTAGCTGGACTAGCATCTTTCTCGTGAAATTTAAGACGAGCAGCAGCTACTGTGTTATTACTAATACCTCTACGATTCTTTTTTGCAGCACCATTTGCAACTGCTGCTGCTTCTTTTGTTACATCTGTCATAACTTAATTAAGTTTTAAACGTTTATATTAATTGATTAAAAAAGGGAACTGATTTGCTCAGTCCCCTATAATAAAAGCGAATGAATATCTAATGAATGAACTAATTACTCAGCAGATTCAGCAGCCTTGTTAGCAGCTACACGAGCAGGCTTCTCATCAGTGTACTCACCAAGAGGATAATAGATAACATCAACAATCTTATGACCATCGTTGAACTTACCTGTCTCACCATTCTTAATATCAACAGAGAATACACGCTTCAAAGCAGTCTTATCTTCCATATCAGCTTTAAGCTGCTCCCAGTTGTTTGTATCAGAGAAGTTAAGCTTCAAACCAGTACCAACTGCATTACCACTAGCAGCAAGCTTACAACCACTGAATGCCTGAGTCTGTGGACTCTGCATCTCATCAACTGTATAATGCTCCTTAATCTCATCATCTGTAGCATTCTCATTAAGGTTGTAAGCAGCAATGAGCTGAGCACGATTAGCAGCAATAATAGCATCAACATTCTCATCATAGAGCTTCTTCTTCTCTTCCTTAGTAAGACGAACAGCTACAGTAGCTTCTGAACCATCCTTCTTAAACATAGGAACACCCTTAGCAATATACCAAACAGTAAGAGACTTAATACAAGCTTCTACACCCTCAGAAGTCTCAAGGTCGAAACCATTATTCTTAGCATACTCCAACAAATCGGCATTTTCTTTAGCCATTACAAGTGCTTCAACATCAGCGATGTTATTAGCAAACATAATGTTATCACCAGCCTGCAAACCAAGAGCCTTAGATACAGAACCTGTGATAGCAAAACCACCCTTAGTAGTAGCAACAATAAGCTGAGGTTCAGCATTAACTACACTACTCTTAACACCACTTGCAACTGCTGAAATACCGAATGATAAACCGTTAATCTTCATAATTTTAAATATTTAAATTGTTAATAAAATAATTATATAGTATAATACTATTTACACACTAAATTGTTCCTTACTCTGGAGAAACTTCACCATTAGAAATTTCTTCAATATTTACAAAGTCTTCATCATTAGGAACTGAATTGGCAAAGACTTCGGATAATTCATCGTCTGACATAACACCCATAAGAATATCACTAGCTATATCACGAGCACCATACATAAAAGCACGATGACCAATCATAATACGAGTATATTTCTTAAAAGTATCTTTAGTAAATAAGTCAGCCGTATTAGCTTCTGTATAAGAGAAATGACCTACAGCATGAGTTTCAACTACTTTACCATATATTCTCTTAAACCTAGTAAACTTATATTCAGTAACATAATCTGTAGGAGTAGCCTGAGTTCTAATAACAGGAAACTTACCTTCTTGAGCTACTTTCATAGCTTGTGGTAGATTAATGCACTTAATACATTGTTCGTTAATTTGAAATTCGTTGTATACTCTACCTTTTAAATCTTTATAGTATTTAAGAGGATAAACACCAACTATTTCATCGTCTGTTTTACTTTCAGCTTCTGCTTTGGTACGACATTTAACACAATACTGTGGAAGTAGTGTCTCATCATAAACATTATTGCCATCAGTATACTTATACTGAGGTACATAATCTTTAGTAGTTTCCCAGACTATACCTGCCCTTGACAACAACGCTTTGACGATATGAACATCAACACCGGTTTTACCATTAATTACATGGATATGTTCTATACAAGTACTAAAAGGTAATCTTAAATCTTGTGCTCTCATAAGAATAGCAAGACCTTCATTTACACTTTTAACACCGCCTTTTTCTGTAGCAATAATCTTCTTTAGAAATACTTCTGCATTAGCAAGTTGTTTCTCATCAAGAAGATTTAGAACATGAATACCAGTATTAACATCATCTTGTCTAACAATCAAACTACGATTGCTACCATTTTCATCTTTAGTATCATTCATTATTTCAAAGAGCTTATTAGTTCGTTTTCTAATTTCTGCTGCAAAAATAAGAACTTTTTCTTAATCAACAATACAATAATCATTATTATTATCAACTTTAACATTTCTATCAAAATCGTTAATTACTGTATGATTGACTGGAACAGTCCTATCTTCTAGTTTTTTCTCCTCTAACGTGCTTTTATAGAATAATGTATATAATAGTACCTCATTACTAAAATGAACCTTAGAAAGTCTATAGAAATAGCTCTCAATAGTATCACATAGCGGAGAAGTGATTATAACCAAATCAATATCAACATCTAAAGACTTATCAGGCGACGCACCACAAGAAATTACATTTATCTTATGGGTATTCATAAGTTTCTGTGCAAGTTTCTTTTGAGCAATAACACCTAGAAGTTTAGGTTGACCTTTCTTTGGACCACTCTTTATAAGAATAGGATTTCCATAATCATCTACAGCAGGAACGTTATCTACTTTATCATGGCAATTAGCACAAATTCTTTTACCAAATTTATCATTAAGATAATCAGTAACAAGATTAGCAAATTCACCATACTTGTTTATAATGAGTATATTCTTGTCTAAATTATCATTGACTATATCTAAGATATTACTAAGTTTATCTTTAGAACTAGCAAGTTTAGTACTACGTTCTCTAATAATATTATAAATACTATCAGCACGTTCTTTAATAGCAGAAGGACTATACAGTTTATCTATGTCTCTATTAAATTCTGAAGACATATCTAAATGATTATCCCAACCATTAGTACGAGCAATAGCATCACATATCATCATACTAGAACAATTAGTAGCACTATTTCCCAATCTAGCATACTTGATATTATCAAAGTTACCAAATATAGCTAGAGCAGTAGAAATTTCCCTATTATAATAAGTCATTTCTTTATCTAGTTCAGTATCAGGTGTTATAGTTAACCCTACCAAACACTCTTTTACGGGGCGGTTAGTTCTAACTTCATCAATAACATTTTGACTAAAGTTACCAATACTAGGAGTAACAGTATAGAAATCATCCATAGTTTTATTATCTAGTAGTTTACTAAGAATTACTAGATTAAACTTAGACTTTTCTATCATAGCTATATGTACAAAATGAAATATACTAGGATTATAAATTATAGTCAGTAAAGGACTATAATCATTAATATGTTCAGCAGCATATTCAGTAGTTAAAATCCTAAGACTTCCATTATGCATTACAGTACGAAAAGAATTATTCCATACTTCATTGTTCAAAGTAGTTAGATAACTTTCAATGCTACTTCTATCTGCAAAATCTTTCACAATAATAACAACACTAGTCGTAGGAGACTTATTGTAAAGTTGTGGAAGAATATAAAGCAGAGGTCTTAGAGCATCAAAAGGAGCAGGTATTACAAAAGTACCTATTCCTTTATTTAATCTCCAAGCATCAACAGCATTTAAATAAACTTGTTCTTCTGTCATTATTCTTCTTCATTATCAAATAAACTATTATACATACCAAAGTTCTTCTTTAATAGAGCTTTTCCACTAAGAGTTTTATTCTTTGCATTACCTTTCTGATTAGGACTTATTCCAAGCTTAATAGGATTAATAATCTTATAAGCTTCTTCATAATAATAAGCATAATCTATATTACGCTCACTAATATCTTTATCATCAAGTAAATTAAGAATTTGAACTGGCTTTCCACTAGCTAGTACACTACGTTTACCAGTAAGTTTATGCTCTTTCATAATCACAACTCCTCTAGTAGATACATAGAAACGAACATGAGGTTGACTACGAACTTCAACACGTTTTCCATCTACTACTTTTTCATAAACAACTTTAAACTGTTTACCAACATTTTGAGTTTTACAAAAATCAAGAACATCTTTATGACTACAAAGAGTTTCCATTACAGATACACCATGAGCAAAGTACTCAAATACAGCAGTAGCTACAATAGGCATATCATAACCTTTTTTAAGGTCTTTGATATACTGCTTTGGGTCAAGAGCACCTTTATACTCAAGTTTATCGTTACTTTGAATATCAAAATAGTTATTCACATTAAGACTAACAAACATCTTATAATGTTCATCATCAGCAGACATTCTATTAGTCTCATTCCATTCCTTACAAATTTGATTATAAACATCAATTTTATCATAAGGAAGTTTTATAACGATACCATCTGTATTAGCACTAACAACATGTATTCCAGCAAGTTCAAGAGATTCACAAAGAGTCATTGTCATTAACTGACCATTAATAGTAACTCTCATTTGTGCAAGTCTATCATAAAGCCAATAATTTTCATAACCATATTTACCATAAATAGCATTGATTACAATCTTTAATGCTTCAGCTGCTAGACTATTATGTACACCAGGAACTACAAAACCATCTTCATCCTTAGTATGTTTACACTTAACACGCGTCTGTTTAAAGTAATCTACCATGTTTACAAACACCTTAGTATTAAGATGTTCAGGTACTACTTCATAACTAATCATTATACTCGGGTAGTAGGATGTGTAATCGTGATGAACATAAACATATTTATCAGTACTTTTAAGTATTACAGGCTTATCTTGAGTATGAATACCTCCAGTAGCTAGAGTATATGTTGTACCATAAAAATCTATTTCACGTACAAAACTATCTTTATTAGTTCTATATATCACAACTTTCTTCATTTCTTCAAGTAAGTCTTGAAGTTGTTTAGTTTTAAACTTAATATGAGGAAATATAATACGTTTAAACGATAAAGCAGTTCTTTGAGTACGAAGATTTTTAAAAGCATCTTCTTTAAGTCCACTACGTTCGGAATAGAACTTATTAAGAAGTTTATCAGCAATATTACTTCTAGCACTACATAGAAGATTAAGTTTAAAAGCATGACCTAGACTATATCTAAGTTTAATCTCATCAGGCTTTTGTCTAGCTATCTCACAAACAAGAAATACATCATTCTTATTATAATGAAGCATAGCCTTTATATATTTAGGCATAAGATACCTATCAAAGTCAGCAACAAACAAGTGATTTAATTGTTCATTAGTCATACCTTTATATTCATCTTTTTTCCTATATACATCGCCTTCTTCATCATCTATTGGAGGTAGCTTAAAATCAAGAAGATTATACCATTTAAGATTAATGCTAACTTGCTTTAAACTTTTACCATACTTCTTACGTTCACCAGTATCTTTATCTACATTTACTCCAGCAGAATTAAGAGCATAAACTTTAAACAAATCAACAGTCACATAAGGTAATCTATACTTACGAATAACATTAAGCAGAGGGTCATTCCATAAAGCATCTTTATCATCTTGTAGAGATATTAGTTTATCATTCACTTCTTTAAGAAATGAACAAAGTTGTTTACTAGTATCAAAACGATTCCAATACATAAGGAAAGCTCTAGTCATCATATCATCATAAGCTTGATTGTTATAGCCAAATAAATCATATCTGTCTACAGTACCATCATCTTTAGTTATAGGACGCATCTTCTCAAAGAAGTCTATCAAATCTAACATCTGTGAATCATCTGTATCAGTAACATAAAATATCCAACTCTTTACACTATCAAGTCTAGATTTAATTTCTTCAACTGTTAAAGTATCAGTTAAAGCACCTTTACAATCTGCAAATTTATCAAGATAATCTCTAACATCTACAAAAGTAAATGAAATCATATTCTCAAATACTTCTAAGTCTACAGCTAAACTATGAATCATTTATCAATTTAATTATTTCCATTCCATTATAATTATTATCTTTACTAGCAGTAAGCCATTTAACTAGACGATTACGAAATTCATCATATTTATTATCATCTATAAACTTAATAAAAGGAGAGTAATTTGTACTGTAAACATAAGGAGCTATATAATATAGTTTATCTTTACCTTTAGTAATATCAAAACCAAAATTAGTAGCAGCACTACCAAGAAGCATTATCTTATTGATAGCATTCATTCTAATATCAGCAAATGTATGAAGCATACATCTATTAGCTATATATTGATTTACAGGACAACGTTCATCAAGCTTACAACGAATAAGAGGAACAATATAGGGGTCTAGTTGTTCTAGACCCCCCGTAAGAGATGTGATAGTTTCCTTTACTATTTCCACATACTTACTAAAAGTCATTCCTCTATTCTTATAAGCATTATAATCGACATTGGGTACAACAATAATCATACCAGACATTGGATTACCTACACCACTAAGACATTTACACTTAGTATTAAACATGCCTAAAGCACAGTTGTTACATATTTTAGGAATCATAACTTCTTTTCATAGTCAATTAATCTTTAATAGGTTCAACATAATTTTCTACTTTTGTAAACTTCTTAATATTAAAATCATCATATATAGAAGTTATAAACATAAACATATTATCACGTTTTCCCCAAGTTTTATCTAGTTTACGTTTATGACCATAAACAGTAACTGTACCATCAATGTTAGCTTCAACTTTAGCAACTTTATAATATTGACGTTTAGGACCCCAAGCATTATTACTTTCAGTTACATAGACATCGTCAACTTTAATTGGACAGTTAAAAAGAATATCATTAGAAGCTTCTTTATTAAGAGCTTCCATTCTACTCTTATATTCAGCTTCTATTTCTTCCTTTTTACTAATATAATATTGAACACGTTCTTTAAAAGAAGAATTAATATTTGTATTACTCATTTTATTTAATATTTTAATTTTAAATTTGAGCGCATCAAATAATTTTCGTGATTAATTAATCGACTAAACTATTCAAATCGCTTAAAACTCAACAAAATTGTCATCTGATGAATTTGGTATCACTTCGATGTTCCATTCTGCCAGCGAAAACTCAACACTTTCGTAAACATAGTCAGGACGAACAATAACACCTTTATGATAATTATCATCAATAATAACAATAGTAGCATCTAAGAGAGTACCGATAACAGTACGACTATTATCTTTTTTGGTTAACTTTACAGTATCACCAAGGTTCAAATCATTTTCATCAAGAATACCATTAGATATAGTATCTTTAATTCTAGCTACATCTTGTTCTTTTTGTTTAAGAACTCGAACTAGTCTAACAAAGCTATTATTATCAATATCCATATCTCAAATACACTTTTTCTTTAGCTCTACTAACAGCAACATAAAGCCGCTTATTAATATCACTAGCATTAGTATAAGGTCTACCATACTTATCATAAACAATATCCATAACATCTACCATGCTTACATTGTAAGTTGAACCTTGAGACTTATGACTACTAATAGCAAAACCATAATCTAAATCTCTATAATAAAGAATAGAACCATCAGGTCTACCAATATTAACAAGAAGAAGACAAGATTCTTTAAATTTATAATAAGCTTTCCACTTAGTAGCACGAATATCTCTACGAGCATTTTTAGCTTGTTGAATTAAATCATCAGCAATCTTACAATACATAGCCATAGTATACTTATCTCTATGGTCTATAATAAATAATGGAGAAGTAACTTGACCACCAAATACAGCTTGAAACTTAACCATGAAACCTTTAAGCTCATATTGTGGATGAGTATAGTTAGCTATCTCTTTTACAATATAATCTTCACTATTCTGAATAATCGCATCATTAAATTGGTCTACAATAGTGACATAAGAAGTAATCAAATCATTCTTAGTAATAACAGATTTTTCACTGTCTTTAATTATACTTTCTCTAATAAATTTATTCCAATTAGAAACAGCTTTATTAGTATAAGATATAACTTTGACATAATCAGTATTACGAGTAATTGATTCGTCACTAAATTGTTTCACAACTTCTTGCTGAAATTGAACAGAATTACAAACTACAAATCCTTTAGTCATAGTATTATCAAATTTACTACGATTACGAGATATGTAATTTAGGAAGTTAAAAGTTCCATTATAAACATCACCACGAAGAAGTTCAGTAAGAGTTCTTATAGGATTATCTTCATCTTGTCGTACAATCTGTGTAAGTCTAAAAGATGTAACACCTTTAAAAGCATAACTATCCTTCTCGTTTACGGGCGGGATTTGGGCATCATCACCACATAGTATAAGTTTAATACTATACTTCTTCATCATCTTATCAATATAAGCAACAAGACTACGATTAAGCATAGAACTTTCATCTACTATATATAGACGATAATCTTCAATCTTTATACGACCGTAAGAAGCAAAAGTAACATTGTTAATATCAAACTTTTCAATATCATAATTAGGTTTAAAACCAAAATCAGATTGAATAGTATTAACATTACAATGAGTACCTCTAATACTATTTTTAAGAACTCTACAAGCTTTATGACTTGGAGCACTTAATCCTATTTCAGAGAATGGTATGTTACAATCTTGAAGTAAAGCTTTAAGAAGAAAAGTTTTACCAGTACCACCAGGACCAATTAAAGCACGCTTAAAATCTTTAGGATTATAAGGTTCATTAATAAACTTAATAAGTCCATTATAAGCTTTTGTTTGGTCATCAGTAAAAGTAAACTTTTTAGCTCTATTTTTATTAGGAGTATTTATAGTAAATTCATCAGTATTACTCATTATATATCCTCCTCATCATCTATTAAATGTTTAACATTATAATCATGACCAACTAGAGTTAAAATTCTATTGAATTTAGCATAAAGTTTACCATCAATTCTAACAATCCAACAAGAACAAATCCAGTTATGACAAAAAGGTACATAACGATTAGGGTCTGCTTTCTTGAATATTCTATCACTTTCATTAAGAAGTAAACTAATGTATTGTCTATTCCTTTGACCAACTCTAGTGAATATACGTTCACATTTAGTTAAATCATAAGAATCTTCAGTAAAAAGAAGAGTTACTCCATCTTTACCTATATCACTTATATTAGTATCTTTGGTAAGTCTATTAATATAATCAAAGTACTTAATACGAACAGTAAAATTACCTTGTTCATCTTGAATAACTTGACCAGGAACTAATTTAGTTAACTTCTTATTAGGAAGTACAGTTGGTGCTCTACGTTTAGTAGAAACTTTAGGCTTAAATACAAATTTAATCTTAGAATAATCTACATTCATTTCTTCTTGTTTGTTAGTTTATGTTCTTTCTTAATCTTCTTAGCTTCTCTAGCACTTACAGTAGCATCTTCAAAATTAAGATTACTAGCTTTAACGTTTTTAGCACGATAAAGAATGTAACCACAATAATGAATTAAGAAGTCAATTCTACCCCAAGTGTGAATACCAATTACAGCATCTGTTGGAATAATGATACGATTACCATTAATCTCAGCTACTTTTGATACACACTTTAAATCCTTTCTTTCATCATGTTTCTTTGCCATTTTACAAAAAGTTTAATTAATACTATTATTACTTCATCAATAAGATGATTATATTTTCTTTATATTACTAAGAGCTGCAAAATATTCTAATTCTCTATTTTCATCAAGCTCAACTCTTATCATAGGAATATCATAATGATGCATATATTTATACGTTTCAGTATAAAGACTTATAATAGTTCCTACTTTACCGTTAGCAACCATAACTCTATCTCCTACTTTAAGAGGAATATGATTATCTTTAAAGAACTTATTAGTTAAATTCTTAATTCTATTATTATAATCTTTACGAGCAGTTTCTGCTTCTTTAAGAAAATAAGAAACAGTTTCTTGTTTAATATCTTTTATTTCCATAATTATTATACTTTAATTATTAATATTAGAAGTTCTGCTTGGTTTCGCACCATAAGCCGTATTACTACACTTAGCAGAACTTAATTACTCTAGCCTCCCCGTAGAGAAGCTAGTATACAATCATTCTCCTTTTCTAACTTATTACATCTATTAATTATGAAATTAATACCAGCATGTCTAACAGCAATTATATCTTTAATTACAGTAATCATATCATGTTGACTTAATTTCATAAGAAAATATATAGTTCTAAAACCTCTACGAGTATTAAGAGGAAAGTTATAAGGAATAACATAACTTGTACGTTGTATCATAATCTACCCTTTCTTCTTCTAATAGCTCTACGTCTACTTTCTCTACGTTGAGTTTTACCATCAGGAAAACTACTACTACAAGCTTTTAAACTAGGTCTTTCATTAGCACTAAGTATAATACTTTGAGTATTATAATAGTTTCTAACATCACCTACATATAAATCTTCGTCGCCCATAATTTTATATTTTAAAATCTCTTTCTATGTTAACATTACTATTATGATGAAGACTAGCAGAACGTAAATAACGTTGAACAGCATTTTTAATACCACAATATAACGTTACTGCATTATATTTATCATCTTCATCATCAACTTTAACAGTTACATTAAATTTATACAAACTCATAGTTTAAATATTACATCAAGAATGTTCTTAAAATTAGGATTATCTATTACATACTGTGCATCAGCTTCATTCTTAAATACTGGATTGCCATAATACACATCAGTAGTGCTATTGTTTTTACGAATATTATAACAAGGTTCTTTTACGAATCTATCATAACTAATTAAATAACCTACAACTTCTTCAGTAACATCATATTCCCAACCACCATTAAAATAGCTAGCAATATCCATAAGATTAGCTAGAGCAATTAACTTCTCTCTAACTTCACATGTTTTATCACCTGTAGAATCTTTAATTTCACTAAGATAAGTATGATAATTATTATCTTTAGCTGATTTATATAATTGTTCAAGACTTAACCATTTACTCTTAAATCTGATAATACCTTTATCTAAATCACTATGTTCTTTATCAATTACATAACCTTTAGGTAAAACAAGTTCTATAGGTCTTAATTGAGTAGGATTATTATATACAAATAAAGGTGAAATCTTATAATATTCATATTTAGAATTATCTTTAGAATCATCTTTATGAATTTCCATAAATACTACAGATGTATTATCATCTCTATCAATAGGAGAACATTTACCAAATATACTAATTAATTTATCTCTAGGTACTACTGATGTTGGTATATATTCATCAGAAGCATTACAAAATGACTTAATAGAACAATCTGCACAAGAATTACTTTCTATTACTTCATATAATTTACCATTATATTTAATCTTAGTACCAATAGCAAATTCTTTATCAAAATTATTATTTCTATTTGTTGGCATAATTAATTCTTATTTTAAATGGTTTATTAATACCGTCATAAGAAACAAAAGTATGATATATTATATCATATTTCTTATGTTTAAACTTATTATATAGAATTTCAGCTACAGCACTTATAGTAAAATAATCAATAGCATTAGTATTAAAACTAGCTTTAATTTCATTACGTAAAAGTATTATAGCTTCAGTGTCTTTATTCCTAAGTTGAGCTTGAGTTACAATTATCATTTTATTTAATATTTTATTTTGCGATATAAAGCCCTCAAATTAATTTGCCGATAAATTTATCAGCTAAATTAATTGAGAGCTATGAAACCTAGGAAAATACGCAAAAATCGAATTTACTCATAAAGACCGGACTGCTCAAGCATAATTGCCTGGTCAGCCTGCATATCAGAGTAAATATCATCAAGTACATCATCACTAAGAATAATAGTACTTGGAGCATCAGGAAGTTTAGTTCTATCTTTACTCATAACTAACTTGCTTTTTTCAAGATGAACACTAGCACAATCAAACTGCACTTTACTACCTAATTTACCTTTAAGACAAAAGTCTTTTACAGCACATTGAGGACATTTAACTCCATTAGCCATAATATTATATATATTACCAGCAATTACAATACCAGTTATAACATTTTCTTCCATAATTGTATCTATTAAAATTAAAAAACCACTACTACTTTCACAAGCAATAGTGGTATATCCTTTGAATAAATTTATGAATACGTTTTTTACACACTTGTAAAATACCAGATTTTATATGAAACTATTATATGAAAAATAGAATAATAACACTAATTATAAGAGCAACAATAGCAGTAAATAATATACGTGCTTCTTTATTGCGTGCTCTAATAGTTTTCTCAAGAGAATCAATTTTACCATAAAGAGCTATATTATGCTCTTCAAGAGTAGCGATATGCTTATCTTTATTATCTATTGTTGCATTAAGAGCAGCAATAGTTTTCTCTTGATTACTTTGAATCTCCTCACTCTTATCAAGAGAATCTTTAAGAATTTCAATTCTCTTTTCATTAGTAAGCTGGAGCTTTTTATAAGTATCAATAGTCTTACTTGACTTACGTTCAACATCATCTTTACGAAGAATAATGTTAACTAATTCATCAATACTCTTTTTACGGAGCTTTGTTCTACGACATTTATCAGCAGAACTTAATTCTTTTTCTTTCATAATACTCTTATGTTTTAATTATTCGTATAATATATTATCACTAAGTTCATCATAGCTAGTATCATCACCAACCATAATTTCACCAAACAAGTCATAATCATCAATATCGTGACTAGTACAGAATGCATCAATATCTTGAGCATTATAATCAAATTCATTATCTTGTATCATAACTGTTATTATTAATTACAATGCAAAGATAATGAATTTAATCTATCATATCTTCTACGGGGCGGCTAGATTAACTATTATTTCAAGCAATACTAGCAGTCTTAACATTAAAAGGATGAATATTAACTATTCTACCTTTATAACCATAAGTCTTAAATCTAGACTTAGCAATTCTCTTGGCATGATTAAGACCTTTACTAGTAGAAATCATAAGACTTCCATCAGCACGTTCTTTAAGTCTGCTACTCACAAAATAGTATCTTGTACACATAAGTTCTCCTTATTTAAATTAATAAATAGTAGTAGCACTATTTCTAGCACTACTACTTATAGTTATTATTAAATATCACCAAACATCATCTTCTCTGCTAATTTGTCTAGCATTTTAAGACCAAAAGCACTAAGACGAATATTAAACACATGGTTATAGAAACTATTATGCTGAACTACTGTAGGAGCAGCATTATTACTAAATGGATTAGTATACTCCTGACCCTCAGCTACAGCTTCTTGAATGATGTTAATTTTAGCACCACTAAGAACTACATTAAGAGTTTTAGGATGCTGAATCAAATGATTACCAGCAAATGCTACATCCTCATTCTCTCTAAGAGCACCAACAATAGAATAGTTACCAACGAAGATGATATTGCTTTCACCTTCAACGTAACTACCATCTTCTTGAGCAACCATAGCTTTAACTGGTTTATCAAGAGTAATAGCAACTCTATTATAAGTTTCACACTCAGTAACATTAATGTTACGTACTACCAAATCCTTGACTACATTGTTAGTCTTAACTGCCATCAGCTGGCTAATAACTTTCTTTGTGTCCATAATTTAAAATTTAAAATGTTTATAATGTTAATTAACTCGATTATCTTATTTATCTAAATCACAATCTAATTTAGCAAAACGTCTTACTTTAGTCTTTTCTTCATCAGTTAAATACTTACTAAGATAAACACCTTTAAAACGTCCTTTACTATCAAAATCTTTAAAAGTTTTACCCATAATTACATTAATTAGATTAATAAATAAACTAGTACTATCTTCACAGATTGTACTAGTAACAGAACTTTATTCATTGGAAATGGGAAGTCTATTCCTAGCATTATAATAATCAATAGCTTTATCACTATCGAAAAGATTTTCATTATAATCCTCTATTTCTTCAAATAAAGCTTCAGAAGCATTATAATAAGACTTATAAGTTCTTACTTCTTTACGAAGTTTAGTATTAGCTGTAACAGCATTAACTAAACTAATAGTAGCACTAACAGTAGCAGCTACTAATACCAGCATTACAAGAGCTGTAATTTTATTTACTTTCTTCATCTTTATCTTTACTAGCATTATTAATAATAATTGCACCACTTATAATAAGCAGTACAATACCAATTACATTAACTATATTAATACCATCATCAGTACCATGAGTAATAAGTAGAAGACTTACAAATAACATAGGTATGACTGATAGTCTAAGTATATATTTAAATAAATCAATATCCATAACATTAATAAGTTTAATAGTTAAACATTCGAACTAGTATAAGTATCAGTTATAGTATCATCAGCAGTAGTAAGAATAGTAAAATAAATACTATTATTTACGTAACTAACTGAAAGATAAGATAGTATAAGAGATACAGTATGAGTAGTATAAGTTATAGCAGTAACATTAATAGTGTTATTTATATTATTACTATAAGGAATACGAGTAGGAAGATAAAGAGTAATTGTAGAAGTAATTAGAAGATGAGAAAGTGGGATTGTCTCAGCAACACTATCTTTAACTTTCTCACCTTCAGTTACACATTGAATTACATTCTAAATCTCAGTTACTTTTATTCCAGTTACATCTTCATACTCTAGAACTATTCTATTATTATCATCGTCAACAAATCTTATAACATCATTTGAAAGAGCAATTTCTTCATAACAATTATAAGATTTATCTCTAGTATAGATAACATAATAAACTTTTGGTTCATCAACACTTACTTTAATTATATCTTTAATTATTTGTCTATTCATATCTTTATTTGTTTTATAGTTATTACTAATAAGTACAATAACACCTCAGCTTTCACTACGTTCTAGCTTCGACTAAGTTTATATAAAAAATAAATATATATAACTACGTTATAATATATTTATTTATTTTTTATATAAACGTGCGTGTGCGTGTACGTGCGTGCGCGTTAATGTTATACCTACAACTCGCTTCGATTAATATAATTATAAGGATACTCATAATCATCTAGATTATCTAGAATATCCTCATAATCTATATCATTACTCAAATTTATTTCTAACATTGATTTCAACAGTCTTATTGTAAGCAACATAAGATGTATATCTATCGTTACTAAAATATACACCTTTTGTATTAAAATCATCTACTTCAACATTATTATAAACATCACCATTACATGTAACAATAGTAACATTAACGCTATTATCCTTTATAGGCATAATAGCTTCACAAATATTCATCGCTAAATAATTATTCATAATATAGTTCTCCTATAATTTAATTATTAATACTTTTATTAGCAGTAGAACGCTTACTTTCACTATAAGACGTTTCCACATCAAAGCCTTTTTTGTTCTTGTTGACAAGACCTTTTTAGTTCTTGTCGAGTATTTGTTTTTTCTTGTTGACTAGTATCAACATGAGAAGCCACTCTAGCCTAAGCTAGAGCAGCAACCATATTAACGTAAACTCTTGCGAGTAGCAGTCCAAGCAACTCTACGAGCTTTGCTAGTAGCATAAGTCGTAGTATCACCATCATAATCTAGAGCAAAACGACCAACAGCAGAAACACTGAGCAAATCAAACTTGCTAATATGAATACTGTCATAGACAGCAATAACCTTCTGACCATCACCATCAGTATACTCTTCACCAGCACTACGCTCAGTCTGCTCAACATCCACTTTAGCACCCATAAGAATATCCTCAATCTGTGCATCAGTAGGATTAGTAGCCATAAGAGTAAATGCAACATCATCAGCAATATCACTATTTGCTTCATTGATGAAGTGCATAAACTGCTTCATACTAATGTTGAGCATCTTACGCTTTCCATGAGCAAAAGCATTTGCTCTATCTAAGAAGTCAAACTCCTCAGATGTTGCAATGTTAATTACTCTAGTACCAGTCTCAGCATTGTGAATAACATTCGCTGTAATAATTGTTGTCTCCATTTGTAATAAGTTTTGGAAATTAATAATAAACTAGTTCACGACTAGTTAGCAGAAGTCCTTCTCCTGCCAAAACTTTTTTAGTTGTTGCATGACTAAGATTTTTCAGTTGTTGATGAGTAGGGGGGGGCGTTCAATCTTTATCTCGATGACCGGGGGTTGCTAGTAATACCCTCTCCCTTACAATCATAAATATAATTTTCTATACTATTACCTTATTCTTTATTATCATCTATAATATATTCTTTATCATTATTTTCTTTATTATCATTAGTAATATAATCATTTACTTTACTTTAATTACTTTATACTTTTACTTTATCATTACTATCCTTACTTGTTTCATAGTTTTCTTTATTACTACTACTTGTTTCATTTTTATCATTATCATCACAATTACTTTTAATTAATCATCACATTGATTTTACTACTACTTTACTTACTAATCGTGCTGATAATTATCAAATTTAGTTAATTCCGTTTAACTAATTATAATTTATTACTAATACTATTATTACTTTCATTATTATTATCTATATTTGCAGCAGTATTTCTAGCACCTACAGTATTACTATTTACTAAGTTAAATTCTGTAGGCTGAAATAACTTAATAGTACGGACACTATTCAAAGTATTAATTTAAAATATAAAGTTATGGTTGATTTAAAAGTTAATTATCTTGGTCTTAATCAGATCTTTCGTATGCCTACTAGTATGAGTGAAATTAACATGAATGTAATTGCTGATTACGTTAAGCATGTTAATGTTAGTAAGGATTATGCTCTTATTGCTGTTGTATTTAAAGAGCGTCCTATTACTATTGTAAGTGTTAGTAAGCAGAATAAGAACACAAGTGTTAGTGGTGTTGCTGTTATGATTAAGAGTAATACTGATGATGAGTTTATTAAAGACATTAAACTTGGTGAAACTATAGTTATTTCTCCTAGCGATATTGCTATGGGACATCATGTTAATTCTCCTGCTAATGCTCTTACTCCTGGTTTCTTACTTAATCTTCTTCAAACTAATTCTGATTTAAATAAGAAACTTATGGCAGTTAAAGTTCCTACTTATTTCGTAGATTTTAAGATTGTTCCAGTTTGTAATATTCATGGTTCTGTAGGAAAGTATGTTCCTGTTAGTCAATATTATATTGCTCCTGATGCTGGAGAAACTAATATGGATAAGTAATTCTACATTGAACATCTTCTACGGGGAGGCTTAAAAAGCTAAGGGAGCTTATGCTCCCAAAGCTTCATATTATAGTGTTAATAATATTACTAATATGAAATATAAAATAAACGATGAAGGTTTAGAAGAAGGTAAATTTCCTAGTTCTACTGGTAAACAAGTTCTTATTGAAAATAAAGCATCTATACTTAAAACTATAGATGATAATATTATAGATAAGGATGTTGCCATGATGATTCTAGTTCAACTTGAAAAAGATGCTCAACGTCATTTAGAAGCTGATGAAGTTACTGCTATTCCTTATCTTGGTAAGATTAAAAGAAAAGCTGGTTCAAAAGCTTATGCTGAAAACAAAGAAACTCTAGATGCAGCTAAAGACATTATGAGTCCTGAAAACTTTGAAAATTTTAAGGCTGCAATGATGAGAGAAGCTGTTATTAGAGACAATAAAGCAAAAGTATATAATTATCAAGTTGCACGTATGGCTAATAAGAATGGTAAAACTTATTGGAAATGTGTTGAACTTCGTGGCAAATATTATGCTAATATTAGATTTTATTGTTTAGGTTGTTTAAATTATTCTGAACCATGCAACGAGATAGACTAATAATAGATAATCTTTTACTTATTGATGAAAATGGTATGCCTGAAGCTCCAACTATTCGTCAATTAATAGATAAAGATGTTAGAGAGCTTTATACTAGAGATAAGTCTAAAGATAAGTCTGGTTATGTAAAAGACTGTATAGTTATTTATTATCTTGGAGACCCTAAGTCTCCTGCAAAACAAAGCGGTTTAAGTGATGCTGAAGCTCTTAAAATGGCTATAGAACAAGCTGGTCTTCCAGCTAACTATATACCTAGTGCTCTTGTTTTGAAGATAATCAAAAGATATTATGCTCAAAATATAGGAGAAGCTGGTAGAGTTGTTGAGAATCTTCTTAAAACTCTACATAATGTAAATATTGCAGTTGATTCTATTAATGCTTTGCTTAATGAAAAGCTTAGAGATAGAGCTAACTTAACTATAGAGAATGTAAGTACTCTTCTTGATTTAGTAGATAAAGTTACTGCTAAAGCATCTGAGATTCCTAAGACTTTAAAATCTTTGAATGAAGCTAAAGAAAATCTTATGTATGAAAAAGAGTCTGAAAAAGCTAGAGGTGGTGGTGCTATTACTAGTAGTATGAATGCTGCTGATTATGTTTAACATTATATTGTTTAAGTTATGAATAGTATTTATGAAAATAACTTTCTTTATTTTGATGAAGGTCCACATAAATATACCGATTCTTTAGGTAATGAATATCTTAGTGTAACTACTAATATAGAGAATTACTGTCCTAAGTTTGATAAGAAGTATTGGCTTAGAAAGAAAGCTAAAGAACGTGGTATTAGTGAACGTAAACTTGAAGCTGAATGGGAAAGAATAACTAAAGAAGCTTGTGAACGTGGTACAGCTACACATAATGGACTTGAAGATGGTATAAAAGGAAGTAGTATGTTTAAAGATGCTATTCAATATCTTAATCAAGTCAAAAGTGGTAGATGTATAACTGTAGCTGATATTCCTAATCTTACAGCTCATCCTCTAGATATAGAACAATTTAAAGAAGCTACTAATAATAAGTATCCTGAAATATATCAAGTATTTCAATATTATATAGATAAAGGATATACTATTTATTCTGAAATTGGAGTATTTGTTCCAGAATTACTTCTTAGTGGTACTATAGATGTTCTTTGTGTTAGACCTGATAGATTTGTTATTCTTGATTGGAAAACTAATAAAGATGGTCTTCATTTTACTAGTGGTTTTTATCGTAAAGATAAAACTACTAAACCTATTCAACTTACTAACGAATGGTGTAATACTCATGAGTTTATGTTACCTCCTTTTGCTCATCTAGAAAATTGTAATGGTAATCATTATACTATGCAATTATCTACTTATGCTAGAATGACTGAAATGATATTAGGTATTCCTTGTGTTGGTTTAGGTCTTTGTCATATTCAAACTCCTTTTGAAAAGAATAAATATGGTATGCCTTATCGTGATGTTCATGGTATGTATAAAATTGATAAAGAAGGTAAGGAAGTTGTTACTTGGTTTAAGATTAATTATATTCGTAATGAAATAGATGCTATGTTTCAAGATAGAAGAATTAAACTTAATAAACAAGGTTTATTAACTCCACAAACAGAAATACAATGGTAATATGACAAGACGAAGACGAATTAATACTAGAGTTCTTCATGTTGAAGAAGTTAGTAATATTAAGTATGTTTGTAAAGGTGTTCCAGAAGATGGAACATTTTATGTATTTGGTGTATTAAAACAATAAGATATGAATGAAAAATTATTTAATAAAGTAAGTAAAGCTGATTTCAGCAAAATACTCATCAATAAAGGATATGCCTATTTTAATAAAGGTAAGTATAATCTTAACATTATTGGTATTAGAAATGCTGGCAATAATGTTACTAATAAATTTGATGATGTTATTGTAGTAGAATATATTGATATGTATGGTATCAAATCTAGAAATATATTTGCTGCTACTACTGAGCCTGGTATTACTAGTATGACTAAACCTGTAAGTTATAAAGGTTGTGCTATACTTGTTCCTGGTCAATATCGTTCTGCTTGGAAACTTGGTTATCATAAAGGTAAGTATGAAGCTATTGTTCAATATAAACCTGTAAAAGTTTATAGAGATAATAATAAAGATGCTGTTTATGATTTTAATCCAAAAACTATAGAAGAAGGTACATTTGGCATCAATATTCATAAAGCTGGAACACATTCTACTCAAGTTGATAATTGGTCTGCTGGTTGTCAAGTTCTTGCTAATAAAGAAGATTTTGATACTCTTATGAAACTTGCTCATAGACAAATTAGTCAAGGATATGGTAAACTATTTACTTATACTTTAATTGATGAGGAGGATTTGTAATGGCTTGTATTCTTGTTGATGGTGTAGTTCAAGGTACTTTTACTATTAAAGAATTAGAACAAGCTATTCGTGATATTTGTTCTAAAGACAATGGCATAGATACTCTTCCTACACCAATAGGTTTTAAAACTTTTATTCCTGAAGAGAATGTTGCTTTTATATGTCCTTCTCAAATTCAAGAAGATATTGATAAAGAAATTATTAATAGTCTTCATAGTTATAAACCTTTTAGTAAATGTTTAAGTAATGGATAGTTTTAGTAATGAAACTGGTAAAGGTTTTGTAGTAGTTCTTGTTCTTGCATTTGTTATTTGTTGCTCTATGGTTATTGGAAAATATTATCATACTAAAAATAACAATATTATTAAACAAGATATTGAACTACAAAAACATAACGATAGTTTAAGAATTGAAGTTGATAATTTAGATAGTATTAAAAATGCAAAAGTTATTGAAGTTAAAACTCTTGATAATGATAGTACTGTTAAGTTATTCTATAAACTCATCAAGTAAATCATTAACATCTTCTACGGGGAGGATAGAACAAGATAGTGTAACTATAGCAATTAGTGATATTCGTAAAGCTAATGCTAAACTAATAGAATTAAGTTATGAAAAAGATATTAATAAGAACCTTCGACAAATTATTAGAAATGATAGTATTCTTGCAGAACAAGCTAGACAAAGATATATACTATTGGATAGGTCATGTAAGAAAATAACAAAACAACGTAATGTTGTTTGTTGTGGTGCTGCTGGTGCTATTATATTACTAATTTTAAGTTTAATAAAATGAGTGATAATCATACTGTAGAAAAGTATATTGAAAGCTACCCTTTTCTTCAATATATAAACGATAATCATGGACAATATAAACATGCTAGAGAAGCAGGTTATAAAGACCCTAATGATTTGTTTATGATTGGAGAAAGTGGTGGCTTTCTTCTTGATATACGTAAAGGAGATAAGTTTGTTAATACTAATCTTCTTACTGAAATGGCTTCTCTATATCATATAAATGGTGAGAAATATACTTTATATAAAGAAGATAGTATTCCTCATCGTCAATTACGTAAAAGAGAAGAGTATAGACGTAAACATGGATTTGATGCTCCATGTTTTATGCGTAATGGTGAAGTTCGTAATCTCCATATTAGTGGAGATATGTATAATTATTTGAATTATACTATTATTGAACAGCTTGATGAAAAGACTATTATTCATACTGATAAAGGTTCTGTTGCTAAGAAGAAACAAGACTTTCCTAAATTTATAGATGCTCAGTTTTGGACATTTGCTATTATAGAGTTTTGTGAACTTAATGGTTTTCATCTTCTTATTGATAAAACTCGTCGTGGTGGTTTCTCTTATATTATGGCTAGTCATAGTGCCAATAAGATAAATCTTCAACCTAATAAAGTTTGTATTCATGTTGCTGCTGATAGTAAGTATCTTACTAAGCGTGGTGGTCTTACTGATTTTACTATTCGTAATCTTTATTTTTATGAGAATAAGACTTTCTTTAAACGTGGTATTCTTTCTCGTGCTGCTGAAAACTTTACTCTAGGCTTTAAACTTCCTAATGGTGATATTAGTCCAAATAGTTGGAATAGTGCTCTATTTAGTGCTTCTGCAAATAACAATCCAGATTGTGCTATTGGTAAGGATGCTGTTAGTGTTAAGACTGAGGAGGTTTCCACTATGGAAAACTTTGATGAATATATGAATGTTACTGAACCTGCTATGCGTACTGGTAGTTATGTTACAGGTAACTTATTTGCTTGGGGTACTGCTACTAGTGGTAACATGCAAACATTTGAACGTAACTTCTATAATCCATCTGCTTTTCATTTTATAGCTTTTGAGAATGTTTGGGATAAAGATTCTCGTAATGAAGTTTGTGGTTATTTTAAGCCTTATTGTTGGGGTCTTCAAGGTCAGATTGGTGATAGATATGCTATGGATGCCGATGGTAATTCTGACATTGAAATGGGTCTTAGAATTGCTTATAAAGAACGTACTGATAAGAAAGTTCATAGTAAGACTTTTAGTGACTATATTAATTATCTAGGTCAGTATGCTAATATGCCTAGTGAATCATTTAGTTCTACTAGTGAAAACTTATTTAGTTCTGAAGCTTTAATGAATTGGGAAGAAGTACTTAAAAATGACCCAGCTTATACTAATATATCTGATGATGGTATGTTCTTCGAAGATGCTGACGGTAAAGTAATATTTAAAACTAACGCTCGTATTAAAGCAGAAGGAGGTAAGTTTAATAAAGATTTCTTTGATTGGATTCAAGGTGTACCTCGTAAACAACATGAACATCCACATGGTTGTGTTCGTAAATGGTTTGAACCTATTAGAGTTAATCATGTTAACGAAAATGGTAAATATGAAGTTGGTATTCCAAAAGGTCAATATTCTATAAGTTATGACCCTGTAGGTGTAAATAAAGAAACTAGTGGTATTACTAATAAACATTCTCATAATAGTATTAAAGTTTGGGAGAACCCTACACAATATAATGGCTTTAAAGGTAAAGTAGTATGTGCATATTATGGTCGTCCTGAGAAACTTGAAGAAGCTGATAGAATATGTTACTTTATGGCTGTTTATTATAATTGTATTGGTACTACTGGTGTTGAGATTAACCGTGGTGAAACTGTTAGTAATTTCACTAAATGGAAAGCTTTAAAGTATTTAATGAAAGACCCAGTAGAACTTTGGGATAGTTCTATTAAAGCTAAAGTTACTGCATCTTATGGTGTAAATATGGGTGGTGGTAGCGGTCAAGGTACTACTAAAGTTCTTGAAGGACTTCGATTACTTAAAGAAATGTTGTATAGTGAAGTTGGTAAAAAACTCGATGGTACACCTCTTTATTTCTTTCAGACTATTTATGATTATCAAACTATACTTGAACTTCTTAAATGGAACGATAAAGGTAATTTTGATAGAGTATCTGAAATGTTGATACATGCACTCCAATGGAAACTTAATGATGTAGAAGCTGCTAAAGAACTTGCTCATCGTAAGAAAGCTACTATTGAAAATTATAATGATAATATTTGGGATAGAGATTGGTTTGTTTAATAATTAGTTAACTAAATAAATATACGTATGTTTAATAACAATTTAACTTATCAATTTCCTAAACAAAAGGTTAGTGCTGAAGAGAAAGCAAAACCTTATTGGTACACTAATAGTATCGATTATATTATTGGTTTAGGAATTAGTATGAATGACCGTAGTGATACTGAAACTAAAATTCGTATTCTACATGGTGAATTACCTCAAGAGTTTTATAGAAAAACTCTTAATCCTTATAATGCTAGTAAGGAACGTTTTAAGAACTTTCCTGCTACTCTACGTAACTATGATATTATGTCTGATATTATACGTAGATACATAGGAGAATATTTTAAAAATCCTCATGATTTTGTTGTAGGAGCTAACAATCCTGATATAGTATTTAATAGAAATGCTGCTCTTAAACAAAAAGTTATGGAAGCTGCTCAACAAGCTTTTCAAAAAGAGTTTCAAAAACGTTATCAGGCTGCTGTTCAACAAGCTGAAGGTCAAGGTCAATCTGTAGAAGCTATAAATCCTCAAGATGTTATGCCTGACCCAGAGGAGTTTATGCACAACTTTAACCAGGAGTATATAGATAAAGAAAGTAAGCAAGGTCAAGATATTCTTAATTATATTAGAGATATTACTAATGACCTTAATATTTATCTTACTGCATTCTTTAATTATTGTGCTTTTGGTGAATGTTATACATATACTGAACTTAGAGGAGATAAGATTATTAAAGAATGTATTCCTTTGATGGAAGCTTATCCTATTCCTAATAGCGAATATATGATTGAAGACCATGATATGTTTGCTAGAAAGATGAAGATGAGTTATAATCAAATTCTTGATGCTTTTGATGATTATCTTGATGATAATGATAGAAGTTTTCTTGATAAGTATTATAACGATGCAGCTTATGCTACAAGGACTGTTCCTTTAAGATATGACCAATATTTTGAACATTATGCTAATGTTTGTGATAAGTTTACTGATGAAGAACGTAAACTATTTAGAACTAAAGATGAACATCCTAGTGCTCGTAATGGTAATCTTTATGAAGTTTGGCATGTAGTTTGGAAAGGTTTTGCTCGTCAAGGTATTCTTACTTTTGTAAATCAACTTGGTTTTCAAGAACAAAGAGTTGTAGAAGAAGATTATGAGTTGAATAAAGAAGCTGGTGATATTAGTATTGAATGGGAATATAAACCTCAAGTTTATGAAGGTTATAGAATAGGAACTAGATTTACTGGTATCTATCCTGTTAAAGCTAGACCTATACTTTATGAACGTAAAGGTAAACTTCCTTATAATGGTATTATGGAAGTACTTCCTTATTTTGGTAAGTTTAGTATCATTGAAACTATTACTCCTTTCCAAGTATTTCGTAATATAGTTTCTTATCATCAAGAAATGGTAATAGCAAAGAACAAAATGCTTATTATGCTTTTGCCTAAGTCTCTTGTATCTAATAATACAGAAGATGCTATATATAGAATGGCTGCCGATGGCGTACTTCCTATTGATGATGAAGAAGATGCAGCAGGAGTTAAGATGCAAAACATTAGATTGCTTAATGTAAATATGGGTCAATATATTACAGAACTTAGTAATCTAAAAGAAGCTATTAAACTTGAAGCTCGTGAACTTGTTGATATGAATGCTCAACGTTATGGACAGATTGCTCAATCTGCTGGAGCTTCTACTACACAAACTGCTGTTGCACAATCAAGTACTGGTTCTGTTATAATATTCCAAATGTTTGACCAAATGAGATGTGCTGATTATAATAGAGATTTAGACTTTGCTAAATGTGCTTATATTGAAGGTCTAGAAACATCTTATATTGATAAAACAACCGGTAAGAAACATTACCTTAGTCTTGATGTAAATTCATTTGTTGGTTCTGAACTTAGTACTACTGTTAGAAATAATGCTAAGGAAATGGATAAGATTCAGCAATTAAAACAATGGGCATTTAGTGCTGCACAGAATGGTGATTTGGATTCTGCTCTTGCTGCTATTACTGGAGATAATGTTGCTGCTATTAGTGATGCTGTTAAGAAATTTAGTCAGATAAAGCAACAACATGAAGAACAAATGAAACAAATGGACCAAGCTATTCAAGAACAAGCTAATCAACTTGAATTACAAAAGATTGCTGCTAAAGGTGAACAAGATAGAGAAACACTTGCTCTTAAAGCACAATATGATTTGCAGCTTGAATATGCTAAAGGCGATATAGCTTTACTTGGTGATACAAATCCTCAAAATGATGAATATGCTAAGACTCAATTAGCTCGTATTCAAGAAGAAAGTAAGAGAGCTAGCGAAGCTGCTAAACTTCAACTTGAAAGACAAAAGATAGCTATGGATGCTTATAATAAAGCTGCTGACCGTCAAGTAAAGAGAGAAGAAATGGCTAATCAATTAAAGATAGCAAAGACAAATAAGAATAAGTACGATAAGAAATAAATTGTTTATTTTGTTGATTATATTATGTGTAGGAGTAGTGCTCGTGAGAGTATTGCTCCTTTTATTTTACGTGATAAAATTTTATTTAATATTTTAAATTCAATTCTGAGACACTATCTATAAATAGCTGATTAACTTATAAGCCACTTAGATTGGATTGATTGTACGTTAAGGAAATTGCATGTAGTCGAATGTTTGTATCAAACAAAGCCACTTGAGAACACATGCAAACAATAGGTTAGAGTGCTGGAGTTGCATAAGAAACTTATGCTCAAACTGATGACATTAATAACCTTTATTCTACTAATAATCCATTTGCTGAAACTTCTAATAATGATAGTTAAATAACTTATGCTTTTCTTCATACTATAAATAAAGGTATTACTTTTGCAGCAACTAACAAGTGTTAGTGTATTATTAATCATTTAAATTATAAAGCTATGTTTGTATTTCGTAATAGTATTGGGTTCGGTCAGCATCATCGTTTGATGGTTGAACTTGATAATATTGATTTTGGAAATGGCGGTGGTAATGGTAGTAGTACTAACGCCAATAACAACCAAGGTAACGGAGGCGACACTGATAACAATAATGACGGTGGTAATGGCTCTGGTGATAATAAAGATGGTAAAGGTAAAGAAGGTGATGGAAATGATAAAGATAATCCTGAGCCTGATAATGCCAATGACAATCCTGATAATAAGGATAATGACAAAGACAATCCATCCAACACTTCTACGGGGGGTCTTGAGGTAGGTACAAATGTCGAGTTTGAAGGCAAAAAGTATACTGTTGCTGAAAATGGAGACCTTGTAGATGCAGATGGTAAAGTTTTTAAAGAAGCTAAAGATGTTGACGAGTGGATTAAATCACTTGAAGTTGATGAACCTGGAGCTGAGGTAAATATTGAAAATATTCGTAAAGCTATGAATATTGATATTACTGATGAGAATGGCAATCCAGTTGAATTTACTGATGACATTGAAGGTATTAAGAGTTACATTAATTCTGCTATTGAACTTAAATCTAATGAAGTAGCTTCTGCTGCTGTTAATAAAGTATTTGTTGATAATCCTATTCTAAAGCAGTTTGTTGATTATCTTACTGTAAATGGTGGTGACCCTCGTGGTTTTGGTGAACGTTCTGACCGTTCAGGTATTACTGTTGATGAGAAGTCTGAAGAGCAACAGATTGCTATTATTAAAGCTGCTGCTAGAGAATTTGGTAATGCTTCTCTTAATGATAATTACATTAAGTATCTTAAAGATTCTGGTGGTCTTTATGATGAAGCTAAAGCTCAACTTGCTAATCTTCAGAATGCTGATAAGCAACGTGATGAAAATGAAGCTAAACAAGCTGAAGCTTATCGTCAAAAACAAGAAGCCGAAACTATTGCTTATTGGAAAGGTATTAAAGATACTATTGATAAACGTGAAATTGGAGGATATAAACTTCCTGAATCTCTTGTTAAAGAAGTTAATGGACAGAAAGTTACTGTTACTCCAAATGATTTCTATGATTATCTTTCTCGTGGTATTAAAGATGAAAATGGCAATATTGCTACTGCTTATGAGCGTGCTCTTGCTAATCAATCTCCAGAGGAAGCTACTAATCAAGAATTACTTAGTGCTTGGTTAATGTTCACAGGTGGAACTTATAAAGACCTTGTTAAGATGGCTATTAATAATGAGCAGGTTAAAACTTTAAAGCTTGTTGCCAAAGGAAATAAAGGTCATGGTGCTGTACGAATTACTAAGCCACAAACTAATAATAATAAAGCTATTGATAATATTCAATTTAGCTAAATGTTTAATTAATTAATTAATAACTATGTACGCAATTCGTGAAGTGCAACGTGGTAACTATGATGACCGTGGTTATTCTAATGAAGAAACTATTGCTCATCTTATGCTTACCAAACCTAGTGAGATTAATTCTATGCTCACCTATACTTTTGGTATGGATGATGATAGATTCCCACTTAATTTCCTTACAGAAGGACAAGGTACTGCTGGTGTAGTAGATATTGCTACTACTGATTGGACTTGGAAGACTATGGGTCGTATGAAGTTCAATGATTCTGTACTTTGGTTTAACACTGCTAATACTACTCCTGGTAAAGGTGGTGCTACTTTTGAAGTTGAGTTTAAGACACACTGGTTCATTGAGCAGTATGGTTTGATTGCTCCTGATGGTGTAACTCAAGTTCGTATTATGAAAGACCTTGGTCATGGTTCTCATGGTGGTTATTTGTATCGTCTTCGTATTACAAATCCTAATCCAAATGCTTACGTTAATGTAGCTCAGAATCTTGGTGTAGGTATGTTTTGGTCTTTGACTGCTCCTACTATTCCAGAGTCTTTCTCAAAAGGTAATCGTACTAATACTATGGGACCTGGTAAGATGACTTCTCAACTTGAGTTCCATCGTTATAGTAAAGAGATTGCTGGTAATATTAGTAATACTGTTGTTACTTATGAGTTTAAGACTAGTGGTGGTGGTACTACTAATCTTTGGATGAATGAGGAGATGCGTCAGTTTGAGCTTCAGCAACGTGTTATGAATGAAGAGCGTCTTTGGTTTGCAGAATATAATAAGACTGTAAACGGTGAGATTACTCTTATTGATGAAGACAATGGTCAGCCTATTCCACATACTGCTGGTATGCAACAGATTTGTCGTGAAAGTAACTATGATACTTATGGAGAGGAACTTACTCTTAATAAGTTGAATCGTACTATTGGTGATATTCTTGACCGCAATACTGATACCGGTAATATGGATGTAGTTCTTGCTTGTGGTAAGGGTTTTGTTGAAGACTTTGACCGTGCTATTAAGAATGATGCTCGTGATAATGGTTTTATTACTCCTCTTGGTGACAAGATGATTACTGAATCTAAGAGTGGTCTTTCTTATGGTAATTACTTCCGTCAGTATAAGACTGTTGATGGTCACATGATTACTCTCAAGCATCTTGGTTTCCTTGACCGTGGTACTTTTGCAGACAATGCTCGTGACAATGGATATATCCATCCTCGTACTGGTCTTCCAATGACTTCTCACCAAGCATTTATGCTTGATACATCTTCTTATGATGGTCATAATAATATTCGTAAGGTACGTATGAAGGGTCAAGAGCATATTGCTGGAGTTGTTAAGGGTCTTACTCCAATTCCTGCATCATGGGGTGGTTTCCCTGCTAATACTCTGTCTACAGACATTGACGTATCTCGTTATGAGGTTAAGGATTCTTATGGTCTTCAAGTTGACCGTAACACTAAGTTCTTCCAACTCAAGTGTGTACTCTAACATTTTAAAAATTTGATTGCTATGACTGATATTAAAATTGAAATTCCAATGGGAAGTCCTGCAAATAGTGGAAACGATAATACTCCTGCTGAAGGTTCAACTCCTTCAGCAGACCAGACACAAGCTGAATTAGAAGCTAAAGAAAAAGCTGCTCTTGAGGCAGAACTTGAAGCTCCATATTTTGAAAAGAAGACTGTAGTTATTTCTTCTGTTCGTAATTATTCTGCTTATCGTAGAATTAATATGCAAGCTCTTGGTAAGCCTAAAGCTACTATAGGTTCTTCTGTTAAGTCTGTACGTATTCTTATGAGTGATAAAGGTGAACTAGCTGCTTATTATCCAGAGATTATTGGTGTTGCTGCTAATCATCCAGACTTCGTTACTAGAGTTAAAGGTTATCTTAATAACATTTTCTTTGATGTTAATGATGGAGATAATGAACTTAATATTTCTTTCCATTATAATCATAAAAGAGATTATCTCGCTGTTAAAGCTGAGGAAGATAAAATTCTTGCAGCTTATGAAAAGGTAGACCGCTCTAATGAAGCAGAACTTTATAAAGCTGCTGTTAAACGTGATGAAGCTATTACTCGTCTTGAGCAAACTAAGTACCAGTATGGTATGCCTGATAACGTAGAGGAATATATTATTTGGCGTCATTGTCTTAACTATCCTGATGTAGCTAAAGATGAAGCGTTTATTAATAGTAATGCTACTCTTCGTTTCTTTATTAAGGATGTTGCTAAAGAAGAAAATCGTAAGGTTAAGCTTATTGTTGAACGTAAGAAGGCTATTGAACGTCTTGTTGAACTTCAATCTTCACCTAGTAAAGTTAGTGCTGCTTATATTCAGTATTGTAGAACTAACGGTCTTAACATTTCTGATGGTCTTAATAAGACTTCTCTTGAACAAGTTGATGACCTTATGAAGTTCGCTACTGAAGACCCTAAGAAGTTTAATTCTATAGTTACTGACAAGAATCTTCTCGATAAAGCATTTATCGAAATTCTTATTACTAGAGGTGAACTTGTTCGTTCAGAGTATAATCAACAAATCAATACTCCTGATGGTCTGTTTGTTGGTGCTAATATTAATGATGCTATTGCATTCTTTAAGAACCCTGACAATAACGGACTAAAGAATAAGTTGGAAAACAAATTGAAACTCTTTTAATTGATAAAGATATGACTACTGCTGAAATGCACCAAATGTTCAGAAACTATGCCCAACAAATGGGTATGCAGAATGTGAGAGCAATACTGCCTTCACAGATAGACTTGTTGCTGAACAACTCCATTTCGGACACAGTAAATCAAGTGATTGCTCAAAACATTGGTTCTACCAGTGATAGAGTAATCACTGATAACTCAAAGCTTAATCAAGTTAATGCTCTTAAAAGTCTTTATAAAGTATGGAAAGCTAAAGTTAAACTTCCTGCTGCAAAGACTAATTACATTGCAAGTTATATTCTTCCTCTTGATAATTTTGGTATAGCTAGCGAAGATAAAGATACCACAATTAAAATTGGTGATAACGTATATGCTGCTCCTGGTAGTGCAGATAACGGTAAACCTAATAAGATTGAGTATTTCTTCCTTGTAGATTTGAGCATTGATTATGTTAAAGCTGATGCTGGTAGTTCATTTACTACTAATATATTCCCAATTCGTCTTGTAGATGACCAATATCTTGCTGATGTTGTTAATGATTTTGTAATGGCTCCAAGTCTTCGAAGTCCTGTTGCTACTATTCACGATAACACTATCGAACTTTACATTGATAAACCTGATGCCAATACTAAGACTACACCAGATGCTTATAAATTTGGAAATGGTCTTGAAGTAAATGAAATTCGTTTATCTTATATTGGTAAGCCTGGTATTGTTAAGTTTAACGAAGATATTGGTGGTACAGATGTAGATTGTGAACTTCCTGAGAGTATGCACGTTGATATTGTTAAGCATGCTGTTGATTTATATCGTACTGCTCTTAATGGCGGTATTGTAGGTGCTCAAGGTGCTCAACAGCAACAACAACGTGAGAATGTCCGTAATAATGCTAGAGACGAAGGTTATGAACCTAATTCTCGTTAGTTAAACGTAATTTATAATTTAAGTAATAATGAGACAATTATTTATTTGTACTAGTGATGCAGTTCTTGCTGCTGCTGGTAAACCACAAGACTTGACCAATGTAGCTGCTGGTACTATTGGTATGTGGCAGAATGATGATGATTCTAAGTGGCTTGCTGCTGCTCCTACTGCTGATTTTAGTATTGCTTATGGTCGTCCTAATAGTCAAGCAGTTGTAATTCCTATTGATTTTGCTTCTGCACGTGTTACAATTTCTACTCCTCAAGCAGGTACGATGTTTAAGGCAGAGCTTACTATTCCAGAGCCTGTTGCAGGTAAAGATTATACACTTCAGCTTATTAAGCTTGGTACTGAAAAGCATGAGCGTTATTCTTGGACTGTTACAGATAATGGTTCACATAAGACTACTGCTGCTACTATGGCTAAGTCACTTGGTGATCAATTCACTAATATGATTGAAGCTGGTAATGAGCAACTTGATGGTCTTAAAGTAACTGTAGAGGAAGCTAAAGTTACTATTGAAGCTAAGAAGAATTATCAAGGTTGGAATCTTATTGCTGCTGACGATTTAGTTGGTACTGATGTTACTATTACTGCTGCTGTTGCTCCAACACTTGATGCAGCTTATGTAAAGAACCTTGCTTCTTTCTGTTCTCAGAACCGCGGCTTCTCTAATGTATATCGTGATGGTGCTTCTATTTATCCAGGTTATCCTATGGAAGTAGAAGATAAGGACTATAAGATGTACTCAATCCAATTCAAGTACCCAAGAAAGTATGGTCGTACTCGTGACGAAGCTCCTATTCAAGAGTTAGCTATTGTTGTTCCTACAGACAATAATACACTTACTGGTCTGCTTGATACTATTCTTGCATTTTAATAGGTATTAGTTGTTCAAGGAGAACCTATCCATCTTCTACGGGGAGGTTCTCCTTTTTATTTTCGTTATGGAAGAATTTAATCAAATCAATAATATAATAGCTGAATCTATAAAAGATACTTCTTATATTACAGTGCTTATTAGTAGTGGAGTTTATCTTACTTATACTCTTATTATTAAGCTTATTGATTTGTTTAAAGCTAAAGACCGAAATAGACCTATCGTTGAAATGGCTGCTGCTGTAAAGCAAGTAAGCGAAAACGTAGTTAAACTTAATGGTGTCCTAGACAAAGCTTTTCAAGATGCTGAGACTAAAGAACGAAATAAAGTAAAGAATGCTATTTGTACTGCTTTTGATAGTTTTAAATGGGCTGTTGCTAATACTTGCCATGAAATTATTATTCATAACAATATTGAACAGAATAAAGTATTGATAAAACAAAACTTATTCAAAGTGATTAGTACAGAGTATTATAAACTTTATAATGTTTTCTCTGCTTATGAATTGGATGGAATTTGTGTAGCTACTAAACTAAAAGAAGAGTGGATTGATGCTGTAACTAATGAATGTCTTGCTATCATTTATGATGGTCAAGATTCTATAAATAGAATTGGTCAAATAAGTAATAAACTACTTATTCTTACTAATGAATATTCTATATATATAAATAATAAAGTGTTTAATTATTAATAAGATGTTCTTATGATAGATAAAAATGACACTATAAATAACCTTGAGAAGTTAGAGGAAGGAGTTGTTAAAACTCTTGAGTATCTAGCTGCTCAAGGTTTTATAGTTAACAGAGATAAAGTACTTAAACTTACTACTATTAGTATGTACAAATCAGTACTTAATAACTCTGACAAAATTAAAGGTTTTGATATTGCTAAGTTTAATAATAAAGTTAGATTGTTATGAACGATGAAGAAATGATTGTTCTTTCTATTCCTAAAGAATGGGAAGATACATATGTAAAATTACTTACTGTCATTAGTCAATCTGGTGAAGCAATTCTTAATGATTGTTCTTATGGTTGTAAAGGTGATGGTAGTATAATGTTTAACTGTTGGAATATATTCCAAGCTGCTTGTGCTGCTCACGCTTTAGGTAATACTAAACGAGCTAATCTTTATATTAACTACGTAAATAAACAAATAGTTAATAAATTTGGAGAAGCAACTTTTAAAACTAAAGAAGATGGAGAATAAGCAGTTAGATACTAAGGATTTGCTTATGAAATCCGCCCCGTAGAAGAGTGTAGTGGTAAGTCTTCTCTAACCATACCTTCTACGGGGCGTTTATAATAACTAAGCTTATGTATAAAGAAGGTTTTGATGTTTATGATGAACTTCCTGAAGATATGGTTGTTTATCTTCGTTATAATGGTAGACATTTTAATCGTAAACTAGTTGAGTTTGCAACTAGTAAAATGACTACTAGAGATAGTAACGGAACAGAAATAGCTCTTGAACCTATAACAAGAGAACAGTTAGATAACATGATGAAACAATCAAATGTTCATTTAACTAATAATGATAATCCTTATGATGCAGTATTTGTAGCTAATATGTGTAAAGCTGATTACTTAGGTAGTAGTGTTCCTGATGGATTGCATTTGTGTCTATATGTAAAAGATGTAATAGATGATGTTGATGGTTATGATGGAATAGCTTTTAATCGTTGGTATGCAGACATGTGTCGTAAAGGTATTCAAGTTGATTGGTATAATTGTCGATAACATTAATAATTTGAAGCAGCTAGTATTAATATAAATATTGGCTGCTTTAATTGTGTTAATTAATATATAGTTACTGCTGATATTGCTAATAAAAAACTATATTTGCAGCAATTAAAGATAATGATAATGGAAACGATAAATCAAATAATACAACAAGTAATAAATAGTTTTGATTTTACTTATTGTATAGTAGTTAATGTTTTAACTTATTTACTAGTTACTGTACTTATTTATCTTTGTCATGGTAATGTAACTAGAACAATTAAGAAACTTACGTTGCTTTTTAGTATAGTAATTGTTAGTGTTATATATTATTCTATTGGTGTTGATATAAAACTTATTGTAAATAGTTCTATACTTGCTCCTGTAAGTTGGACTTGGATTATTAAACCAATCTTATCTAAGTTTGGTTATGATTATAAGAATATTGATAATAAAATAAATTGATATGGATAAGGTAAAAATAAATAAAGCTATTGATGCTTTAGGTCTTTCTGTTAATAATAAGAATACTCTTAAAGAAGCTCTTAATCAAAATTATGGAGCTGATATTACTGAAATAGAAACTAAAGTTGATGCTATCAATAAAGAGCTTGGTACTGCAAAAACTGATATTAGTAATTTAGGAGTTAAAGTTAATGACTTCATTAATGCTAATGAAATTATTGAGCTTGGTGTAGGTGTCGACGAAGAAACTAAAGCTGCTAATATTGCTAAACTTGGTGACACTCAACATACATTTTTTACCAGTATTAATCATGCTTATGGTACAGCAAGTTGGCTTCCTGCTAATGGAGGTAATGCTTTTATTATAACAGATGAAGGTCATGCAGTTAAATATTTAATATCTATTGAAGGAGTAGTAAGTAAAGATGAGGAATTTACTTTAAAAGACTTTTCAACTGAATTAAATAATAAAGTAGATAAAGTTAAAGATAAACAATTATCTAGTAATGATTATACTACAGCAGAAAAGAATAAATTAGCTAATCTGCAAAATTACACATTACCTGCTGCTACTAAGACAACTCTTGGTGGAGTTAAAGCTATTACAAACATAGTAAATGTTGATACTGAAACTGCAACTGTTGCAAGTCTTGCTGGCGTTGTCAACACTCTACTTAATCAACTTAGAGATGCTGGTATTATTCAACTATAAATACCCTTGCTTCTTGCGATGCTAGATGTGTGTCCGTGACCCTCAAGGCTAGAGATTAGTCTTGGGGGTTTTACGTATAATACAGACGTTAAAATGTTATTTAAGATTTTTATTTCTTTGAAATTTACGTTCTAAGCGACTTTCAGTTAGTTTATGATTAACTAATAATGGACGTATATCAAGCGTGCTTATAAGCTAAATAAAGTGGGTATATGGCAATGTTCATATCAAAGTTTGATAAGCTAAAATACAAATAAAGGAGGAGGCATATAACTAAATTATTAACCTGATTGAGGTTTAAGTTACTAAAGTATTTTGACATGAAAGTCCTCCTCCTTTTACTAATATAATTAATAATAATATGAGTAAAATTCCTGCTATTAATGAGATAGACGCAAATAGTCCTTCTCAAGAGTCTACAGAAGTTGTAGTTAAAGCTACTACAGTAACTCCTGATATTAATGAAATCCAGGAAACTATTAGTGCTTCTGCAACCATTCAAGAGATTGATGGTACTCGTAAACCTACAATTAGTGAGATTTATAAGATTGTTAACGATGGACTATTTGAATCTACAACTAATTGGTGGGATTACGCATATAAACTTTCTCAAGCTCAAATTAATCAAGATATTATTTCTCGTCTTGATAATGGTGTTATTGGTGGTGGTTATAGTAAAGGTGTTGACATTATAACTACTACTAGTAATAAAGTTCCTAGTAACACTAATGTTTATTCTGCATTAAAGAGTGATTCTCTTTATCCTAAGAAATTAAACGATGAAGTTATTAATGGAATATATGATTTTCTTAATGGATTAACTATTGGTAAACCTACTGCTTATACAGGAGGTACTTGGTCTGTAGATCAATTAGGTAAGACACATCTTACTACAGATTATCTTTATGTTCGTCTTAAAGCTATATTTGAAACTCTTCAAATACTTAATGTTGATACTATTGGTGGTAAGTTAGTTATTTCTCCTGCCGGTAGTATTAGAGTTGCTTATGTAGATAGAATTAAAATTGATGCTCCAGTATTTATTCATAATGAAGAAACTGATGTTTGGAGTATTTCTCAAGTAGAAGATGAAGAAGGTAATCTTGTAAATGAAACTCTTAATCAAGAAGTTTATCGTTGTTATTTTCTTGGTGAACAAGATGGTGAAGAAATAGATAATAAATGGAAAGTTGGTGACCAAGCTCAAGCTAAAACTTTCAACGTTAAGAAAGGTACTTATCATAAAGTAGAAAATAGTTATCTTTGGAGACTTGTAGTTAATGTTAGTTCTGATACTGTAGATATCGATGGTAAGAAATATCATTATGTTGATTTAAGTCAAATTGATTTTGACTCTGGTTCTGATGCTCCTGCTCCAGGAGATATTCTTAATCAATTAGGACATAGATTAAATGATACTCAACGTCAAACAGCTTTAGTTCTTAATGCTGTTGATAATTATGCTCCTAGTATTACTCTTTATGCTGGAGTAAATTATTATACTTTACTTAATAAAGAGTACGTAGAATTTGGTGTTTATAATGGTAAAGCTTTCTTCAATGTATATGGTGATATGTATATTGGAGATAAAGGTGAAAATCCTAAAACTTATATTAAATATAAGAATGGTAAGATTAATATTAAAGCTAATCTTGAAATAGGTTCTAGTATTGGAGATAAAGACCTCGACCAATATATTAAAGAAAATGCTGGAGTTGATGAAGAAACTGTAAATAATCTTATTAATAATTCTCAAGTAATTAAAGATCTCCAAAAACAAACTGATGGTGCTATTGAAACTTGGTTTTATGAAGGTGTACCTACTCTTGATAATCTTCCTGCTGTAGATTGGACTACTGAAGATTTAAAGAAGATACATATAGGCGATTTGTATTATGACCAAATTACTGGTTATGCTTATCGTTTTACTAAATACAATGATGATGTTAATCCTTATCGTTGGAATCGTATTAAGGATAACGATATTGTTGCTGCACTTGAAGCTGCTAATCATGCTCAAGCTACAGCTGACGGTAAGATGAAAGTATTCTATGGTGAGACTAAACCTACTAATTATCGAGTTGGCGATATATGGGTTAATGCTACTCTTGAAGGAAAGTTTAATAATGATATAGCTAGAGCTGTTGCAAAGAGTGAATCATTTAATGCTGATGATTGGGTTTTAGCTTCTCGTTATTCCGAAGCTATTGCTACTATTCAAAAGTGGACTAATGAATATGAAACTAAGTTTGGTAATCTTGCTGATGAAGTTAAGCATCAAAAAGACCAAAGTATTATTGTTTGGTATCTAGAATATGAACCTACTCTTAATAATCTTCCTGCTTTTGGTTGGACAAAAGATGAAATGTCAGAACATATTGGCGATATAGTTTATGATATTAAAAATAATCATTCTTATCGTTGGACTGGTAGTGCTTGGGTACAAATAAAAGATGCTGACTTTAATGAAGCTATGAAAGCTGCTAAAGTTGCGGATGATAAAGCTGGAGCTGCTGGAGACTTAGCTGATAGTAAACGTCGTATATTCTATTCTGATACTACTCCAACTGAACCTTTTGATAAAGGTGATTTATGGATTAAGAAAGTTGACGATAAAACTGAAACTTGGGTTTATAATGGAACTGATTGGGTTAAATCTGAAGATAAAGATTTAGCTGATTTTAGTGCTGCTATAAATGAAGAACTTGCTGGTATTAAAGATCAGCTTGATGGTAAAGCTGAAACTTGGTATCAGAATACTGACCCTAGTAAATCATGGACTGATAAATCTGTTCACGAAGGTGACATTTGGTATAATACTACTGATGGTACTACTAATTATTGGAATGGTAGTGCTTGGGAACAAATGGATATTCCTAAAGATGTATTCGATACTATAGATGGTAAGTCTTCTATATTTGTAGATTCTTATGTCGATGCTAAAGCTGGAACTGGTGTTATAAGTAAAGGTTATAAAGAACGTGACCTTTGGATTCTTCCTGAAGATGCTACTGTTAACGGAACTGCTTATTATAAAGGAGATATGCTTACTGCTGTTTCTAAGAATACAAACTTCGATGAAACTAATTGGAAAAAGAAAGTTCGTTACGTTGGTCCAGCTGAATTAACTAGTGCTATTGATGTAGTAAATGAGAAGATTAATACTATTAATAATACAACAATTCCTGGTATTAATAATAAGTTTAATGAATTTATTGAAGATGGAGTACTTGATTCTTCTGAGAAAGCTAGACTTACTGACTTGTTAAATCAAGCTAGTAATGAAGTTGCTGCTGTTGTAGACCAAGTTAATAATATTACTACATCTAAATATCTTACTAATGATAATGCTAATAAAGGTAAGTTGGAAGAAGCCAATACTGTTATGAATACAGCTTGGACTGAATATAAGAATCTTATTAATACACTTATTGATGCTGACACTGAAATAACTAAAGTTAATATAGGAGAAGCTAATACTAAATATAGGAACCTTCAAGAGAAAATTAAAACAGTTAAACAATATCTTGCTATTTGCCAAGCTGATATACTTAGTGGTATGGGTACTGATATTACTTCATACAAATATCTTAAAGACGCTCTTAATCAAACAACAGAAATTAATGGAGGTTTAGTTCTTACTAGCGCAATTCAACTTAAAGATGCTGATAAAAAAGTTACAGCTGGTATGAATGGTATTGTAAAAGGAGATAAAACTTCTATAGCTGCTTGGTATGGTGGTCCTATGGTAGACCGTGATACTTTTACTAGTGAAGAACTTGAAACTAAAGTTCCTGGTACTGATTATGCTATGAGTCTTCTTCGACATGATGGTACTGGTTATTTAGCTGGAGGAAATATTCATTGGAATAGTGATGGTGTACTTAGTGGAAACTTTAATAGTTTTATTCTTCAAGGTACTAGTATGGTGACAATGTTCTACTATATTAGATTGTTCTATTTACATGTTGCTAATCAAGATACTACAGATTTTAATAATATAGATTATGTTACTCCAATGAAAACCTTTAGTAGACTTAGTGTTCTACCTTTAGGTGGTACTGAAGGTGGTAATAATCTTCCTACTGGTTTATTTATTGGAGATAGTAATACTGGTGGTTCTTTCCAAATTGGTAATATAATTCTTAGAACAAAGAGTGGAGACCCTAATATACTAGAAATAGTTAGTGCTACTGATGGTAAAACAGCTCATCTTGGAGTACAAGGTGGAGTTAGTGCTTACGGAACATACACATCTTCTACGGGGGGTGGAGGTGGACTAAACGCTACTGTAGTATCATACGCTAATATTATTGCTGGAAACTATAAAGATACAGACCTTACAAGTATTCCTAATGCTTATTCTGTAAAAGCTTTAAGTAATAGAATTGATAATATTGCTACAGAGCTTGGTGGTCTTAATCTTTCTTGGAATAACATTACTGATAAACCAACAACTTTTACACCTAGTGCTCATAAACATAAATGGGTAGATATTACAGATAGAATCACAAAGGTAAGTCAACTTACTAATGATGCAGGTTATTTGACTACTCATCAATCTTTAGCTGATTATTATACTAGAGCTGAAATAGATGCAAAAGGTTATACTACAAATAAAGGTACTGTAACATCTGTAGGACTTACGCTTCCTACAGGTTTAACTTGTGTAACAAATAGTATTACAACTAGTGGAACATTTGCTATTAGTTTTACTAGTGGATATTCTATTCCAACAACAAACAAACAAAGTTCTTGGGATAGTGCTGTAGCAATAAAACATAGTCATAGTAATAAAACTGTATTAGATGGAATTACATCTGTTAAAGTAGCAAATTGGGATAGTGCTTATAGTTGGTATTCTTTAATAACTACTGATGAAGAAACTGCTGACGGTATTATAAATAAGTGGAATGAGGTAGTAACCTTTCTTGCTAATATTGCACAAACAGATACATTAAGTGGAATTATAGATGGTATTAATACTTCTATTTCAAATGAAGTATCAAGAGCTAAAAAGGCTGAAGGAACTAACGCTTCTAATATATCTGCTAATAAAACAAGTATTACTACTCTACAAGATTATTTTACAAACGGTTCTGCTAAAAAGGCTTTACAACTTACAAATACTCGTAAACTTTGGGGTCAAAGTTTTGATGGAACTGGTAATGTGAGCGGTGCTTTATCTAACACTGGTACTATTACAGCAAGTGCTGCTGCAACCTATGATATAGGTTCTAATTCCTTGGATTATAGGTATGGTTATTTCCAGTGGATAGGTTCAAAGTCAGGTACTAATTTAAGATTAGCAGCAAGTAATTCTGATAATCAAATAGTATTACACACCAATGGAAATGTAGGTATAGGTACAAATAGTCCTTTTCACAAACTTCAAATTAATGGTAATTTTTATGCTACAGATACTATTATAGGTGAATCAAATAAAATAGGATTAACTATACGTGGTCCGTTAAATGGTGAATGGTCAAGTTGGTTTGCTCACGAAACTTCAGGAAATGAAGCTTTAGTTATTGCTACTCAAAATCAAGCTACTGCTATTATGCTTACAAATGGTGAAAGTTATGCTAATATTAGTACTGATAGATATACAAGAATGACTCCTGCTCTTACTATCGAACATAATCAAGTTATGATTAATAGACCATATTCTTCTAGTAGTTGTGGTTATAATTTTTATGTTAATGGTACTAGTAATTTTAACGGAGAAACTACTATTAATAATAATTTAT